AATAACCTCCAATCTTTCAGCCAAACACGGTATGAAGTTCAATTACATTCTACCGTGCTGTTTTGGATTTGTCAGCCTGTTGGAGGATATTTTGTTTCCGGGGATCGTCTCAGTTCGTCTTTGATAAGCCGCTGCACCTTATCCTTGACGGTATCTGTTGCCGGATCGGGAAAGTAGGAATTGACCGTAAAGGTGGTGTTTCCAATCCGCACCTTGCTTCGCAAGGGCGGGGCATATTTCTTTCGGTTGTCGGTATCATTTTTCATAAAATCAGGGCCTCCCTTCACCTATTACTGGTGCTGGGAGGCCCTGTTTTGGCCATTATTTACGAAAGAAATCACAAGAAATTTCCAATACGAAATTAGGGAGATAAAACGAAAAAGAAACGATTAGCAAGCACAGCAAGTGAGTACCCACTTGCTCTATACTTGCTCGTAGAGCAAGCACAGTAAGTGTAGCCACACTCAAAATTGGCATGCCTCCCAAACCCTAATTTTGATAGTTTATGTTTTTATTATTGCAGATGTTTCTAATATGTGCTATCATAATATACAGAAGGGACTATTTTGAAAATATAAAACTTTTATTTTATATTTTCAAAAATAAGTTTTAATTTAGCAAGGAGTACCCTGATGACTATTTCTGAACAGATAAAAGTTCTATGCGTGCGTTCCAATATTAGTGTAGCGGAATTAGCAAGACGCATGGGAACTACACCCCAAAATTTCAACTCAAAAATGAAACGAGAAAGCTTTACTGTTTCCGATTTAGAGTATTTGGCCGAAACGGTTGGGTGCTCTTTTGAGCGACACTTTGTCCTTCCGGATGGCGAGAAGGTTTGATAGGAGAATAAAAATGAATATGTTACATTTTAAGAATAATCTGCAAAATCGTGATGTGATATCTCTTTTCTCTGGTGCAATGGGTCTTGATATAGGCCTTGCAAAGGCAGGACTTAATATTGCTATTGGGCAGGATTTTGATGCCGCATGTGTTGCAACCATGCGAGCAAACGGTCATAAAGTTTTAAGCGGAGATATCCGTGACATTGATCCGGCGGATTTACTTGAACAAGTGGGATTGGCTCCTGGCGAACCATTCTTGATTTGTGGTGGTCCACCATGTCAACCGTTCTCAACTGCAGGAAAGAGATTAGGCATCAATGATCCCCGAGGAAGCCTTTTTATGGACTTCATTCGAATGATTGATTATATCCGTCCACGATTCTTCATTATGGAAAATGTGAAAGGGATTATGTCTGCTCCTTTGAAACATGTTCCTCTTGCAGAACGAGATAAAAATGATCCAGAGCAGCGACTGGGCACTGTTTTGGATGTTATTCTATCCGAATTCCAAAAACTTGGTTACAAAACCGTGTACGGCGTATTGGATGCTGTAAATTATGGTGTCCCTCAATTCAGAGAACGATTTGTTTTGATTGGAAGTCGTGATAATGAAGATATTTTCATGCCAATTCCAACGCATTTTCAAATGCATCAGGATGCATCCTATCGCTGGCAAACATTGGGAGATACCATACGGGATTTAGAGCATGATTGTGGTGAGTGTGCTGCTTTTGGCGAAGATCGGTTATCTTTTCTAAAACTCGTTCCCGAGGGTGGGAACTGGCGCGACCTCCCCGTCGATTTGAAGCAAATGGCTATGGGAGGTGCTTTTGAATCGGGCGGGGGTAAAGTAGGTTTTTACCGTAGGCTATCTTATAATCAGCCCTCTCCTACATTGGTTACATCACCCGTACAAAAGGCAACTATGATGTGTCATCCCACGCAAAATCGCCCTTTGAGCATACGAGAATATGCTCGAATCCAGCAGTTCCCTGATGATTGGATTTTCATGGGAACAAGTGCAGAGAAATATCGACAAATCGGTAACGCTGTCCCGGTTGGCCTTTCTGAAGCATTAGGCAAAGCTGTCCTATCTGTTGCGGATCAAACTGCTGCAATTCAAACAAAAAGATTCAGAGGAACAGATATCCACCAAAAACTTAAGATTGCGCTTGAAATAGGAGGAAGTTGCTATGTCCATAAATGATTCTTACAACGAAGAAGCTATTGTAGAGGCTATTGCCGTTGCATTGGATAATTTCTACACCAACCTGATTAAGAAAGTGGACAGTTTGAATATTAAAGCTGTAATGAAGCGCAAAAACCCGTATCTTTTCCGAGCCAAAGCCATGAATGGTGCGGCTCAAATAATTGATGCAATCCTTGCTGCTTTCGTATCTTCTTCCGAGGAAACGATTTTTGGTAATGTGTTTTTTGAACCTATTGCCACAGCAGCAGCTCAGGGTCAAAAAGCATTAGCCGAGGGTGTTGACATTATGGTAGAACGCGATAACACCATTTATGCTATTGCGGTAAAATCGGGAACAAGCGTTTTCAATGCTGATAGCCGCAAAAAGCAGGAGCAAAACTTTATGGCCGCAAGCAAATTGGCCCAGCAGGCAAAAAAACGTTTTGTTCCTATTGTTGGATATGGCTATGGCAAGAAGAAGACTTCTAATCGTGGTTTGCCTAAATTCTACATGGAGCTGGCAGGAAAAGATTTCTGGACTGAATTAACAGGTGACGAAGAATTTTATATTAAGCTAATTCGTTATATGGATAAATTACCGGAGAAGTATGTGGAAGATTTTGACGCCTCTTATCAGAAGGCCTCGAATCGCTTGGTTCGGGAATTTACACAACAGTTTTGCTTTGATGATGGAAGTATTGACTGGGAGAAACTTGTTGAGTTTAATTCCGGGAATTAACTTATAGGAGGAAGCGGCTATGCGGGAAGCCCTTAAAAATGCTGTACAAAGTGCTATTCTGTTTGAATGCCAGTTGCCACACCAAGAGAGTGGCTTAGGCAAGTCGTGCCTTTCCTCTCAAAATGACATTTGCTTTAATAACACAGACCCCCAAGAGATTGCAAAAGTTATATATAATGGCATTGTAGAGTTTGCATTAAATGAATACGAAATCAATTATGATGATTTGGAGCGCGAGCAAAGAAGGGCCATTCTTAGCCGAATCCGGTACAATCCTACTGCAGATAACTCTGCTAAATTGAAATATGGCTTTTATGGTGAGGTATTATTGGATTTGATTTTGCGGGTATTTCTCCAAACAAGTGTCGTTGCTGCGCGGGGATATTTTTACTCACCCATTGAAAATAGTGAGGCTAAAGGCTTTGATGCTTTCCATTTGTTGGAGCGCGACGGAAATATCGATCTATGGTTTGGGGAAGCAAAATTCTATTTGCGGTACAAGGATGCAATAACCCCTGTAATGGAGAAGTTGGGAACCTCGTTATCAGATGGTTATTTGAATCGGAATTTGATAGCAATCATAAATGAACGGGATCACCTCTCTGTACATAATACCCAGCTGAATAGCCTGTTGGACTCTTGGTTTGAAAATCCCAGTATCAATTTGGCACAGGAAATGCAGAACCGGGGGATACGGTTAATCTACCCAATATTTATCGCTTATGAAAAAGCTAACAGAGATGCATATCATCAAAGCATTAAAAAGTGTATCGATCATATTGCCGCAGAATATGCACGGATCGGCATTAGCATTCCCGCTACATTCGATTATCGACTTTTCTTCATCTTCTTACCGCTGTCAGAAGTCAAGCAAATCAAGGAGAGTGTGATTCAATGGATAGATTCACAAGAACCGCTGATATAATTAAGGCGTATTACAGTTATAAACAAACAGCGGACTCTGCTACATTTGTCAAAAAAGTGTGCAGTTTCTTTGACTTTATCAAGGACGAAAGTTTGTCTGATGCTGATTTGAATTTGCTCTTATTTTTAGCAAATGAAGCTGGTATTCCTCAATACTATGATCTGCTAAAATCAAAGTTCACGAATGCCGAGATTGGTGATGAAAGTATCAATTCACTTACCATGAGTGCTTTGTTCCATGATGCTAGTCTGATTAGGGGTGATAGTAAACTGCATCGTTATCAAAAACATGTTCTTGATAGCTTTGTGGCCACGCAGCGAAACCGTTATGTTTTAACTGCACCTACATCCTTTGGAAAAACTTTCTTGGTCTACGAGATTATCCAAAAGATGCAATATCAGAATGTACTTTTGATCTTTCCTGCAATAAGCCTATTATCCGAAAACTATGCTCGCCTCTGTAGTTGGGAAGCCTTTAGTGACTATGCCATTCACTCATTAAGTGAAGAAGAATTTGATATTACTCAGAAGAATATATTCATTTTTACTCCCGAGCGTTTTTTGTCCTTTATGGATTCACATCAGCACCTTCACTTCAATTTTGCTTTTATTGATGAAGTCTATAAAATTGATAACAGCTTTGTTATCGATCAGGAAACATCGGGAGAAAATGAGCGTGATACAGCTTATCGTCTGGCATTAGAATTTATTTGCAACCTAACAGACAATATGTTACTGGCAGGTCCGTATATGGCTCTGCCGACAGCAGAAACAGAACTACATAAATCCTTTAATGATTTTGCTCGCGATAATGGTTTTGTTTTCTTGCGATATAATCAATTTGAAATCGTCTCAAAAGAATATACAACAGTTAAAAGCAGACAGCAATACATCATCGACAATATTCCGGTTGAAATCGGTTCAGCGAGTAAAACGCAGAAGATTGCCAATATTATTCTGGCGTTAAGTTCACCCACAGAAAACACTATAATTTATTGTAATCGAAAATCTGACACAGAATCGTATGCCAGACAGTTGTTAAACAACCAAGAACTCATTTCCATATTTCAGGAGAGATGTTCAGCGGTAGATGCACCTGTTTATGAAATATTTTTGGAGCATTTACAGAATACTTTTGGAGACGACTGGATTGTATTGAAAGCATTAAAAGGAAGAATAGGAATTCATCACAGCCTTGTGCCCAAATATATTCAAAAAGAAATCATCAGTTTATTTAACTGTGGTGCATTGATTTGCCTCTTTTCGACCACTACAATTACCGAGGGTGTTAATACATCAGCTAAAAATATAATCATTACCTCGGGTAAAAAAGGTACAAAAAACCTTAGACAATTTGATGCCAAAAATATCGCTGGCCGAGCAGGTCGTTTCCAGCAACATTATTCAGGAAGAGTTATCGACTTAAATAATGGCTTTGAGGATATCGTTAACAGAGAGCCAGAATTGTTGGAACACAAAAATTATGATATCAACGCCCCAAAGACAGATGTTGACTACCAAATTACAAAGGATCAGTATTTGTCTGGGGCGGATCTTCTAGAGAAAGAATCGATATCTTTACGAGTTGAGGCATCAGGAATTCCAACCAATGTTTTTAACAGCTTTAGAGTTGTTGGGCCCAAGGACAAACTGTTGCTTTATGAACGAATAGAGAGTATGCCCTGGTGGACTATTGAAGAAATTAAGCGAGTTTCTACCAAATTGGCACGAACTAACGCCAGAAGTTTGCATTGGAGTGGTTTTCAAACTATTCTTAATCTGATATTCCCTGTTGTGCGGGAAGAAAAGCTTAAGCAACTTATTAGTTTCCGAGTAGGAGATCAACAACAGTATTCTTTAGTAACTGTACTATTAAGCTCATATCTTGAAGGTGGATTTATGTCGATGGTTGATTATTATACTACCCGTCGAAACCCGCCTAAAACCAAAGATGAAGCAATACGAACAGTTGCTGATTTTGTCTATAATGTTTTCAAATACCATTTGGTAAAATATCTTGGCTTATTTGATGTTTTCTTTAGATACCGGGTTTCGGTTCTTGAAAATGTTGATATGGATAGTGTCCCTGGATTGGGCCTGCTGATGCAGAAGCTTGAGTACAATGCACTTTCTCCTACTGCGCGCAAAGTAAGCGACTATGGTGTTCCTTTTAAGCTTATTGATTGCTATGATAGCCAAGCAGAATATGATAAGGAACAGTTTGATGCTTACGAGAAACGAGTTGACGAGCAAGTAAGCAGGCTATTCCAATAAGCAAATAGGTACGTATCAAGGACTACTGAAACATATTTTGTGAATTAGCTATACAATCAACATACAACATCTTTTAAGCCTCGTGAAACTACTCAATCCGAGGCGCATACATAGAAATGTTCGTTTATAAGACCGCTGTTTAGATTAAACAACGCTGTTATAAGTGAACATTCAAAAGCTGAATTTATAATGGACAGTTAAACAACCTAAAAGCAAACGCACACTTTGACCTCACAAATAAATAGCGCAAAAAAATAGGGCAGGAACGGAGTAATTTCCGAACCTGCCCTAATTTATTTTCGCACATTTCCTCAACTGAGAATATTCACACCCACAAAATATCCTCGGATAATTATTTGCCAAACATGACGATTGCACCGATGATACCACTCACAAGCAAAGTGCAGATACAGGTGATAACTGCAACTTTGATAGAGTTCACATTGCTGGCAATCTGTTTGTACGGTTTGTTCTCAGCCTCATTGACCTTTTCCGACAACTTACGCTCGGTTTCCTGCCAAGCTTTCGCCTGTGCATCGACTTTACTGTTTGTGTCGTCCACCTTCGTTTCAATGTTGCTGACACGCTGTGCAATAAGCTCAACAGAAGTAGCAATCTTGTAGATGGCTTTCTGCTCGCTTTGGATTTCCTTCAGCTCATTTTCCAGATTATCAATTCTATGCGTATTGGACTTACATCTCTGTTCCGTCTCAATGAGCATAACAGTCTCCTGGTCAGTCATATGAGCACCTCCTGAATAAAGTTACTTCCCCGCTTCCTTCTTGGCAGTAACCTTATTTGCGGGTGTGGCAGGGTTAATTACCTTGCTCATGTCGCACAGACTATCAATCATGTCGGCAATTGCGTCATAATCAATGTCGTAGTTAATGCCATCTGCGCTCGCCTTGAGCATCGCCAGAACCCACTCTTTTCGTTCTGCACCGTCTTTGAACTTAGTCTCGGCAGTCTCCATCAGTTTCATAACCTTCTCCAGAACGACGCCCCAGTTCTTCTCCTTGACAGCCTGCTTGATGTATTTCACAAGCTGAATAACGAGAGGAATGGCGGCGGCCAGACCGGAAGCGATTGCTGCGATGTACTTCAGAATCTCCAACCAATCCATAATCGTACCTCCATTTCTTTTTCTGGCAGAGTGTTATACTCTGCTTGTATAATCAAGAGAAATCCATCCAGCGCCGCTCTTAAGCTTTCCCCAGGATTTGGCGCCAGTTCCGGCTTTCTCTTCGACGATGGTATAAACCCCACCGCCCTTAATCTGACCAGCCACGGCGTATCCCGTACCGGCTCCCTTGCGAATGTTCAGTACATCCGCCGTAACACGCACACGATACGGAACCGCAGAAGGTTTCTGTTCGGGCACAACCGGAGTCTTGCCTGCGTATTTGTCATAGAACTTCTGTCCGTATGCCGCACGCTTATTCTGGACTCCCGCACTCTGGTTCGCAGGACGCTCAAATTTCATCAGCACGGAATTGGATGCGGCAAGAATGGTCTTGGCGGATTTCAAATCGGCAAAAACGCCCTTATAGCTCTCGCTCAATTCCTTGTACAGGAATTCAAGCTGCATACCCAAATCTCCAACAGACTTCTTCTTGCTCTGCGCAAAAGCAAGTAGTGCTTTCTTTCTTGTGTGATATGTCCACTGTGCCAAGCCGTAACCTGCGCTATCAGCCCCAAACTTTTTGTATGTGCCATTGTCAACAGCAGCGGTATAGGAAGCATCTGTATATCCAAGCCGCTTCTCATAGGCATTCTGGAGGTTGTCAGGGCGTAATCCAGACTCGGCATAGAGATTGCCCATCATACCTGCAACACCGTATTCGTTCCCAATCTTGCCAAGCAAGAAGTTCCAAATGATTTCCTCGTTTGTATTACCAGAAGGAGCGGACTGAGTAGACGGTATTGTCGGCGTGGTCGGTTTTGCGTTTGCCAGCGCAAGGTCAGAGGCCTTGAACGGACTCATAATGGAGTTTTTACCGTCCTCACTTTTGTTGATAACAACACGATTTCCACTTACAGAATGCACAATCCAGTTCTTTGCCCGAACCCAACCAGGAACTGACTGACCGGAGTAATACTGTGTTCCGATAATCTTGACAACATCTCCCGCCTTAAATGCGCTGGTTGTCGGCGTGGTCGGGTTTGTCGGCTGTGTAGGTGCAACGCTACCAGAGGTTTTCATTAGCGTAGCGACATCGGCACGAGCCGTCGCCATAGACTTACCAAACTTCGGGAACCAGTGGTTGACATCACCGTGGTTAGAGCCAAGCCCAAGCGCATGACTGTCTGCATGGCATAAAATTGTAGGAACGGATACACCATTCATATTCACTGTTCCGTTTGGGTCAATATTGAACATTTTGCAAAGGTATGCCGTAATTTCACAGGCCTCCTTGTAGACCTTGTTGAAATATGTAGCATCGTTCAAACCGTCTTCACAAATCTCAAATTGAATCCAACCATTGTTACAGGAACCCTTGTTGCCAGAGCCGCAGCCCCACGGGCGATAATTCCACGGCATAGTCTGTACTGTAGTGACAGTCCCGTCCGCCAATTTACCAATCCAGCAATTCAGGCCAGCCTGACGGTTGATATGGTTCCAGTCGTTTCGGTTCCCATTTTTGCCGAGAAGTGCCAAAAGCTCTGCTCTGTTTGCAGCATTATCATCCGGCTGGACATAGCGCCGCAAATTCGGATTGTTCGCACCGGTGCTGTGCCAAAGAACGCCTTTAACGGTCATGGTGCTTGTCCCTTTGTAGCAAGTACTCTGGGTCATCATGCATTCCAACGGTCTATTCGTTGAACTGTATTTCATTTTTCCTCCACTTGTCGAGGGAACGGTAGTGACCGGTTTCTCATCTGAAACAGCCGGATTATAAATAAAGCCAAGGAACTTGTACGCAGCTCCTTGACCCCAGTTACCGTCTCCCTTTGTTCTTGTCTTGTTCCAAAACGGATTGGAACTGCCCCATCCGCTTTCGGATGTATAGACCTCCGTATCACTTACGACCTTCTCAACAATAGCAACATGACCCGCCCCATCAGAGCCGTTCAGTGTAGCGCCTTTCTGCCAGACCATGCAGGCGCCAAGTTTCGGTGTCTGTCCTGTTTTAAGAGAGGTTCCCTTATACTGAATGAAGTTCTCTGCATTCACGGGTCTTAGGTACTTGCAGTATCCATACCCGCCAATTTCGTTAAATCGTCCGTAAGCATACCCTACACAGTTAGAAAGGACATCGCAGTCCTTATCTGTGGGACTGCCTTTAATGGCGTCGGAGTAGCCGCCATTTGCTTTGGTTATGTAATACTTATTACCAGCTTCCGGTTTGCTGGTTCGCATCTTAAACGCCACGATACATCACTCCTTTGTCCGTTATCCAACGGAGCCATTGTCGGCACCGTAATCATATACATTGACGGTTGCACCGTTTGTAAACGGCACTGGCTCGGTGCTATCAGCGCCAGCGGAAAGAATCTCATTCAACGACCCGTTATTCTCTTCGCCAGATATGCCAGCGTAGCGTTCTCTACGCAGCTTCACATTTTCGCTCTGCTTCTTCGCACAATACGCTTTCAGGCAATAAATCGCATAGATGAGAACCTGTGCGGCAATGTCGGTGATAAGAACACCGAGATAGGTTAAATCATGAAGTACCCACATAGCCGCCATCGCATAAATCATTACGGCGTTAAATAACACGAAGAGGTAAATAGCAAGCAGCTTGCTTGTTTCGATGCGCTTGGTATCATATTTCCGTTTTTCTTCGCGGAGTGATTGCTTGTACTGCTTTTGAACATTTTCCCTGCGAATCTCAGCCATCTTAAGCTGATACTCTCTTTTGGACATTCTCATGTTAATCACCACCTTCTGTATAAAAGCCAAGTTTTATATGCCATAAATGCATTGTGGGAGCCTGCTGGTGTAGCATGGCTCCCACTTTTATTTCTTACGCATTTTCACCGCTCAGGATTTCCTCGGCTTCCTCAGCTGTAATCCATTTGCCAACGGCATTCATCACCATCTGCCGGTTCCAAAGTCCACGGTCATAATAGCCTTTGACTTTTTCAAATCTTGCACTATGCTCATTCATTGACGCCTTCCTCCTCTTCCGCAGCAACATAGGTCGGGTCATCCACCGTATCATCGTAAACAGCTTCACCCTCAATGTCGCCTACGCTCATAGTCTGCGCTTCAGCTTGCTCTTCCATAGGCAGGTCATAGCCGGTCATCATGGAAAGGTAGTCCACATTTGCTGCATTCTGCGCGGCGACCTTATCCTGCTGCATCATATACTCACCGCTGGGAATCTCCTTGAAATCGACTTCGCCGTTCTCACTAATGGAGTTTCCAGCGAGATTATAGACGATACCGTTGATAGCAACGCCCTGTGCGCTCTCATAGTCACACAGACCATAAGTGCCGTTCTCTTGCAGGCAGACCCAGTTCGGCTGCTCAACAAGCGCGAGCAAACTGCCGTTCTTCAGAAACTTTACCATGTCCTGAATCCTCCTTGTTCTTGAATAAACTGTTGTAGAAAGCATCCATCTTCCGCAAAACAAGCGTACTGTTTCCACGAATCATATGTCCGCGCCAGCTCTGATAGGCGGTTTCTACATCTGTGATAGTGAACCTTCCTTCATCTATCCACCTTCGGAATATTCTGAGTTTCTTCCGCATCTTGACCGGTGACTTTCGGTTCATCTTACGAATGACCGCACCGGTTTCATTCAGGAAGAACTTCGTTTTCAAGAATTTGACTCCCTTGCGCAGCGGCGCTATCTTTGTCTTCTTCTCGTTCAAAACAAATCCGTATTCCTTGCACTTCTTTCTGATTTCTTCCATGCAGTATTTCAGATATTCTCTGTCCTCATGTATCAGATAGAAGTCATCCATATACCTTCCGTAGTATTTGATGTGTAGTTGTTCTTTTATGAAGTGGTCAAGCGGGCTGGCAACCATCAGAGCATCAATCTGTGACACCTGACTGCCAAGTCCAAAACCAACATCTCCGAAGTCTTCCATAAACTGACAGGTTATACGGCGCACATCACCGTCGTGTATCCTGCGCTCCGCTTCCCTGTAGATAATAGCGTGCGGCGCACTGTTGAAGAAATCGGAAAAATCGCCTGTGAGAACACCGCCAGATTCTACACCTTCGACGCCAAACTTTCGATAGAATCTGTGCAGGTGCCTGTCCAGTCTGTCCATAGCAAAGTCAACGCCTTTGCCTTTCAGACTTGCGGCGTTGTCAAAAACAAATGAGTGAGAAAACACAGGGACGAGTATATTGTCGCAAAGACATCTCTGTACTACGCGCTCGGAGATATGAACGCTCCGAATGTGCCGTAGTTTTCCGCGCTCAATTAGGTCAAAGTCATGGAAACCACGACTCCTGAATTCCCGTCGCAGCAATGCATCATGCGTGCTGGCGGTATTCGTGGTGATGCGGCTCATATAACTTTGTGTGCTGTTCTTCCACATAACACCCTTGCAGCAGTTCTTACCTGCCTGATAAAGATGCTCATAGGAAAATACATCTTCATAGCGGCCAAAGCTTTCGCTGTAGGCAATCCTTTTTGCCTGACGAGCCGCCACTCTGCGCTGATATCTGATTTCATGTCTTTCCTTACTGTTCATACCTCATCCCTTATATACAAGAAAATTGGGTGTGCCGTACAGTCTTATTGTAGGCGGGAATTCTAACTGCGTAGTCCGCACCATGAAACCGACTATTCCCGTATTCATCGGCCATGCAAGAAGCGTCATCCGGTGCATATCATCGACACACTATTTCGAGCATATTTGACTATGCTACAGGAACAAGCCTCCCTTCTGCAGAAGTACAAATTTCGCCACGAGGGTTACTTTGATTGACCTATAGACCTACAGAATCCGAAAGCGACGCCATTACTGTTGCTGGCGTTGTTATTGTTGGCGTTGCCGTTGCTGTTGACATTACAGAAATTATTGCTGTTGCCAGAATTAGGAGAACGCTCCCACCAGTTGTTAGCGGAGCCACCACAGCAGCCCGAAAGCCCACAGAACACAACAAGACGAGACTTGACCTTAGAGTAACTTAATCTGTCGGAATACTGTTATCTTCGTATTCCTTGAATTTTTCCTTGAACCGTTTCCGGTCTGCTTTCTTGACGCCCGTAATAAGGTCACGCTCCTTCTGGATGAGCCGACCCCATTCAAGCATGGCGTTAGGCAACCACTTAAACTCCGTCTTGAAATTCGGGTTGTCCGAAACGATGTCATACATCAGCTGAAGCTTATCATCCAAGCTGTTGAGCAAGCCGAAAGTGTAAGTGAGCTCATCACGCTTTAGCTGTGCTTCATGCAGATTGGTCGGCATCATTGATTCTGCCACACGCACATGGGTGTCAATGTCTTCCACAAGATTCGCAATTTTCTGCACAACAATATAGGTATATCGTTTGGGGAACTTCACGCAATTCTTGATGGTAAACACCTGTAGTTGCCGTGCGTTCTCGACATACTGGATTGCGCTCGTACTGCGCTTTGATTTATATACGGACATTCTTTCCTCCTTTTCTTCCGTTTTACTTATGCGAATGGGATTCCCACACCTCTAACCGCAAGGGGTGTACCCCTTACACAATGCGGCATACGGGCAGCCGTCTCCCCTGACCGGGGAGAGCGGGCTGCCCTTGTTTGCGCACTGGGCATTCTGCGTCAAAGCAAATGCGGCGGGGTGGAGAGGTTAGACGCAGAAGCCGAAAGCGACGCCATGACTGTTGCTGGCGTAGCCACTGCTGGCGTTGCCGTTGCTGCTGACATTACAGAAACGCTTGCTGTTGCCAGAATGAGGAGAACGCTCCCACCAGTCGTAGGCGGAGCCACCTTTGTTCTTCACCTTCGAGTTGCCTGCCTTGTAATATGCGTACTGCGTTCCTTCTCCAGAAACGGAATAGGTGGTGGAACCGAAGATTTCGATTTCAGCCAGCAGGAAACAGCTGTCGGAGACTGTTTCCGTACCGCTTGAAGAACCGCCGCCAGTGCCGGAAACTTTATTGACCGGCTTGATGGCTGTCTGCCATGCTGCGGGCAGATACCCCTTCATAGTTGCCATCGTCGAGGTGCGCATAGCGCTACTCTTCCAGCCGCCGCTGTTTGTGTTAGAACTGTTCATCACATAGGTCGTTGCAAACAGGTCATGCATCTGGAATGTGATACCAGCCTTGCCGGTCTTGGTGGTAGCACCATACGCGGTAGATGTTGTCAGCGTATCATGGTTAAAACCAATTACATCAAAGGTGTAATTCGTACCATTCAGGGCGAGCGTCACCTGGTCGCCAACACTGACCTTACGATGAACGCTGCCGAAATCAATGTACACCGTGGATGTCGCGTTTGTGATGCTACTGTTGTTAGAGATTGCCTCAGCAAACAGCGTTACATCCGATGCTGCTACGCCGGAAAGACCGGATGTATAATTCACGCCAGAAGTAGCCGCAGTGGAAGCCGTAGGCTTGAAGGATGCAGTCACAGCGCAGGTCTTGCTGGCGGGTGCGGTATGGTTTGTGCCAGCCGCAACACTGATGGTAATGGTCGCATTGCCAGTCGTGTCATTCACGCTGGAAACTGTAACAGTCGTGCCGGAAACGGTCACCTTTGCCACGCCCGTATTATTGGAACTCGCACTGACAACACCGTTACCAGCCCGCGTAACGGTAATCGTTTTTGACCTGTTGGAGGCATTCAGCGTAATGGAGGTAGGGCTAATGCTTAAAGAGCCAGCAGCCTTGCCGATTGACCACGCCACAGTCTTGGCCGTCACTGTACCGTCTGACCAACGATAGTTGGTCGTCGGTGTAAAGGTGGCGTTATAGCTGCCAGCATTGGTGCCGGAAGTTGTGCCACCCAGTGTCATAGTGGTGGAACTGTAGCCTGTCCACGAAGGAGACTGGCTGTTTCCGTTATAAGTCAGCGTGCCGCTCTGTGAAGGAACCGTAATAATGGTAATACGGTTCGCTTTACCCGTGGTTCGCTGAGAGGTGGATGTATTGATACCGCCGTCCGTAGTCTCGGGGTAGAAGCTGATGTAGTATGTCGTTCCGTTTGTCAGCCCGGTAACAGTCAAAGGCGTGGTGGCATACTGATTACGGGTGGTGACCTTCAGTGTGTATGCTGCGTCGGCATCATCCTTACCAGTTGCATAGCCGCCAGCCTTTACCACGATGGTAGTGCTTGCCCAGGTAGCCAGTGTAACACCATCATATGCGATAGTTGCTGCGGGGTCAGTCCACTTAACGGTCATCTTCCCGTTACCGGCCTCTTGGGACGCCGTCATACCGGTTACATTCCAGCTTGAAATACCTGTGACCTGAACAGTGGGAGTTGCATTAAAGACATTCTCTTCGCTGTCCGTGTAAGCACCGGCTGTAGTATAGGGGAAAAACTTATAGTAATAGGTCACGCCGTTGGAAAGACCGCTGTCGCAGAAATACGAGGTCTTGTAGGCGTCTCGTGTTTTGCTGTCCAGCACGACCGTGCCGTCCCTGCGGCTCTTAGGGGCAGAGCCAGCCTTACGAACAAGCTGAGTGCCGCCCCATGCCGCAAGCGCAGCGCCTGACACAACAATGTCAGAAGGGTCAGTCCACTTTACATATGTCTTGCCGGAAGCAACGAGCACATTGATATCGGAAACTGCGCCAAGCGTCAAGCCGCCGCCAGAACCGGTTCCGCCCGGAAAATTGGAAATAATAGGCATATAAATTGACCTCCTTTAGCCCAATAAGATAATGAGAACGGGAATATCACACGACGGCGTTTCCCCGTCAGAAGCAATCGTCAAAAAACCGTCACCCTGATTGCTGATATAAAGCCCAGCCGCACGGACGGTTTCAATCTGCAACCCGGTAAGATTCTGCGCCGTACCGATTACGCCGTTTTGCTCGGGCGTCAATCCATCAATGGTAATGGTCTGGGTAGACACCGCACCATCCGTGTTCCACTGATTTGCAAGAAGCGTTGCCGTAATCGCACGGCTAAGAGCCGCCTTCTCGGCAAGGGCATTATCGATTTTTACCATGTTGGAATTATCGCTGCCATTCATCTTCTGCCGCCAGTCAAGGAAGCGGGTCGTGCTGTCGTCTTCGAGATAGAGGTTATAGTTTGTTGTGTTCATAAAAGCCTCCTCTCATCAAGACAGCAGAATCACAGTAACGGGGATGTCACATTCTGGCACTGTTCCTTTTGCCGCAACCGTAATGGAGCCCGCGCTTTGCGCACAAACATACAGGCAGGCATCCGCAGCAGCGGTGAACTGCTCATCAGTAATGCTCTGCGAAATACCAATCACACCATTCTGCTCTGTGCCAAGACCAGCAACGGCCAGTGTCTGCTGTTTGTTTGACCAATTGCTTGCTGTCAATGTCGTATTGATAAATACGCTTGCGTCACACTTCCCTGCAAGCGCATTGTAAATGTCTTCATCATCAAACGGGAGTTGTGAGTAGGTCTTTGTCCCATCGCCAATCTTCCTGCGAACGCTACCGCTGGCCGTATCAACAATGATGATTTCCCCATCCAGAATGACAGGGTTGCTGTTCGTCCAGTTTGCGCTCGTATCTCGTTTAAGTCTGATTCGTGTGTTAAATTCAGCCATATAGGTAGCCTCCTTTTAAGCAAAATCCCCGCCGTGCATGACACACGACGGGGTTGCTCTTATTTTATCGGGTCTCAGATGTTCAAAGTGGCGCTGCCGCAGTTGAAGATGATATAACCGGAAGCCTGCTTCAACTCGGTAATGTCATGCTCATGGTCGCCAGCGGCCTTGCTGTCCCAGTCAGAAACCTTTGCAGCAGTGATGCCATCGAGAACGGTTTTATTGGCGTGTTCGTGCTGCTTCTCAACAGCACCATCCCACGCATCGACCTTCGCCTGAGAGATACCGTCGAGGATGGTCTTGTTGGAATGCTCATGCTGCTTCTCGACAGCACCATCCCACTTGGCCTTGTCGCCGGTGGCAATCTTGTCCAGCTCGGTCTTATTCGTATGGGTGTGCGCCTTGCCAATGGCGGTCTGCACATCAGCGTGAAGCTGAGACAGAGTCACGGAGCCTTCTGTCAGAGTAGCGGTCACCTTATGGTCAGCGCTGACATCAATCACAATCTGGTCGCCCACTTTGGAACCAGAAGTGACATACTCAATCAGGCTGTCAACATTGATGTAGATGTCATCCTCGGTCGCATTGGCAAGAACCAAATGCAGGTAGGTGCCAGCCTCGCCCCATGCGCCAGCCGCATCCTTGGTCTCCACAGTGCCGGACTTCACGACCATATCCTTCGGAATGTCGATGTTTACATCCAGACTGGTTGCAGTCTGCTTGATGTTGTAACGCTTTGCGACGCCTTCGGGTGTGGAAGCAGTCACAGTCACGGTGTAGTCGGTCTGCGCAGGAATAGCACCGACCTTCTCATCCACATAGCCCACAACGGTAGTGGCAGTCGCACCGGCGGGCAGAGAACCAACCAGTTCTTCCAGTGCATCCACATCCGCTTGAGCGTCCGTACCGGCCTTCTTGGCCGCAGCAATGGCATCGTCCTTACCGTCGGCATAGGTCTTGGCAGACTGCAGCGCCGTACTCGCCGCACCGGCAGCATCGAAAGCGCCCTCATCCTTATAAGCAGCCGTGCCCAGACCATGCACCTTCACATCAGTACCATTGAACTTAACGGTACCATTGGCGCCACCCTCAACCAATGTATAAACGGTCTCATCGGGGATGGTGATAGTGCTCACCAGAGACCATGTTGAAACGCCCTTTGCCTGAGAGTACAGATGGAACTTGCGGCTGTTATCCGCATCGGTCTCCAGCTTGTACTGGGTGTCAGTGTCCTGAATCTCGCCGGAGATGTAGTCGGACAAGCCGGTAATCTCAGTGGCAGAATAAGTCGGCTTATTCTCGGCTTTTGCCCAGTCGTACACATCGGCAGCCAAACCAGCGGCAAACTGCAGCTGGCTGAACTTTGAAGAGCCGTCACCGGCCTTGAACAGGATGGCAGGCTCTTTAGCCACAGCCCCGGTGGCGGCAGGCACAACAACAACCGCGAGCTCACCTGCCAGCAGCACAGGGTCTTTTTCAACCCAGTTAGCATAAGTGTCATACTTCAGGGAAATGCGGGTATTAAAAGTAGTAGTAGCCATATAAATCAATCACCCTTCTTCATTGTTATAAAGATAGGGCGGGAGAGTGTACCTCCCGCCCATAAACGATGTGCTTGCTTACACAGAAGCGTTGCCGCCATCAAGAATCAGCGTATCACCCTCGGACTGCACCAGCTTGCTCATATTCAGGCTGTTGACCTCCATGCTGCCATCTTCCGCAACGGCGACCTTGTTCTCGTCGGCAGAGCTGGTAACAACGCCCGCAGTCACACCTGCAACCGGAATATTGACGGCCTTTTCGGAAATGTCCAAAGCGGCACCGTTAAGCTTAACGATTTCAATCAGGTTCTGGTTTGCGCCAGCTTCTACACCATCGAGCTTTGTTTTTGCTTCATCGGTAAAATCATTGGTACTCAGACCCTTACCATCGACCTTATCGACCTTACCAGCAAGAGCATCAGGCAGACCAGTAACCTTGGCCTGGACAACTTCCTTGACTTCGAGCTTGCCTTCCGCAGAAACAGTGAACTCGTCAGAAACACTCTTGACGAAATTCGCCTCTGCATCATCGGGGAGAGCAACCAGCTTCTCTTTCAGCGCAGTCGTGAAGTCCTCAGTGGAAAGACCCTTGCCATCCACCTTGTCAACCTTGTTGGCAATAGCAGTAGCAATCGCCTCGTTCATCTGCTCGGTGGTGGAGTAGCCATCAAGATTGACGCTCACATCATCCAGACGGACGACTTCATTTTCCACTTTGGCGTAGATGTCATAGAACCCGGTGTCGGCATTCATCACAAGATAGAGAACATTATCCTGCGCCTCAGCCGCTGTGGGTACAGCGCTGGCCTTCTTGAAACTGGCATGACCGGTGGCGGCGATGGCTGTCTGGATTGCCTCTGCGATTGCGGTGGCGGTCATAGCATTCGTGATGCCGTAACCCTCCAGCGTTGTGGCCTTATCAGCTTTGCCGGTCTGAAGATTCTGAATGTCCTGTGTATGGCCTGCGACCGTGTCAGCCAGACCGGATACGGTGCTGGTGTCAGGCGTGTACCATTCCAACGCAGTACCAGCCGCGTTGATGCGGGGCTGCTGACCAGCGGTGGCGGAATTGAATCCTTTCAGCGTGACCTTACCATCAACAATTTCGATGGACTTGTCATCGCCCAGCACAACGGTACCGACGGCCTTCAGCGTCTTATCCGGCTGGATGATATACAGGTCTGCGGCAGAGTCAGTCACAACGCAGACATTCTCACCATAAAAATAAACGCCGTCCGAACTACCAACTTCAACAGCGGCAGCGGCGGCAGCCTGAGCGGCGCCCAGGGTAGAGAAGTAATACCGTGCGTCCAGAGGGAACGCAGTCTGCGGATTAAATGAAACCGCAAAATTCAGTTTACCGAAATCAGCCATTATGCGTCACCTCCATGTTAAATTGTGACCTTGTAGGTGTTGGCGGTATCGTTGGCATTTGCCATGTCCATCACATACACCTTGTAGTCAATCGCCTGATAGCCGTTTGTACCCTCAACAGAGACGACGCTCTTGGTGAAAGCAGTCTTGACTTCGGCGTTCATACCGTTCACATCCTGCACAGAGCTGACATCACGCAGCGTGGCAGGGTAAGCAAACACAACGCGGATTGCACCGACAGGAATCGCAAGATTGAAGCTGTTGCCAGCTGCCAGAGCCTTACCGCTCTTGCCGCTCAGGCTGCGAACCAGCGCAGAGTTCACCTCGCCGTCCTTCGCCTCCAGCGTACCGTAGAAGCTATTGCGATAACCGGTGATTTTGCCCGTTGCCTTGCTCTTGTTACCGGCAGCAATCTTACCGGCTGCATACTCGTTGCCGAGATTCGTTACAGGAACAGCACCCTCACCGTGAGTCGCCGTAGCGGTAATAGCATAGCTGGTAGCATCGCCAACCGTCAGTTCATCAAAGGAGCCAGAGGCGGTATCCTTGGTGGCAGTGCCATCCGTCACGCTCCATGCAGTAGCCGTGATGCCAGTTGCGGGGCCATATGTATAGCTGCCTGCACTCAGAGAAGCAGTGTATGCGGGAGTTACTTTTGAACCAACCTCATACGCAGCAATCTGCTTGCAGGTAATCGTCACGGCAGGCTGGGTAGCGGTAGGATTCTTTTCCTTCGCCAGAATAGAAGCCAGCACATCCTTGACATTCTTGCCGGAGGCAGCAATCGTACCAGAGCCGGAACTGGGAACGGTCAGAACGCCGATGGCTGCTGTATAGGTAAGGTCATCGGCGAAGTACACATTCTCTGCGCTATAGTTGCCATCCATAGCAGCCCACACGCTGCCATCATAGACATAGGCAGTATAGGAATACTTGCCACCGGCAATCAGCGCCTTGACGACGAAGATATCGTCCTTCTGAGCCTCGGCGCCAGCGGCTGTCAACACGCGACTGATAACATCGGTATCGCTCTCGCCGTCGCCCTTTACGCCCTCATAATGTGCAGCCTGCCCGCCGCTGATTTCCTTCAGATTCTCATAGCTGGTGACGCCGTCGCCAATCTTGAGCGTACCCAGCTCCAGGTCAAAACAGGGCTCGCCTGCGGCAGGCACAACATCTTTGTTGGTCAGCCAATTCGCCGTGGTGTCACGCCGAACCTGAATTTTAGTCTTCATAGTTTTATTAGGCATAACCTTCCTCCTTCAAAATATTTTGCAGAATGGTCTCATTGAATACCGTGCGCCGTTCCGCCGTCAATGGTTTTAATATCCTCAACGCTGATTTCACCGGAACCAACGGGGGTTAATGCACCTTCGCCAGAAACAATGTAAGGCACCCAGTCAGAGCCGTTATGCACAGAAATAATATTTCCGTCGCAGCCATAGGCATCTACCCATGCCTGCGCCTCGCTAATGGTCGCAAACTGCTTGCGCTCAGAGATGCGCTTCATATTACCGGCAGCGTCATAGAAGAACAACTCTGACTCCTCTGCGTCGCTTGTAATAATCAAACTATCCTTTGGTATCACGCCCGCAACAATCGCGTCGGTAATCTTTGACCGCTTGCCGTATGCAACTCTCACACCCATCTCATCTCACCTCCCATTAGCCAAAATAAATGACCGCATCAGTATCTGCCGATGGGTCGTTGTCTTCCTCTCCGAAATGAATTGTCTCGTCATCATTGACCATCTCGCTCATATCGATGGGGTCGCCGACCGGCTTGCCGTTAGAAGACATCTGCAAGACCTTCTTTTCGGAATCGTAAACAAGGTTGTCGCCCTTTTTCTCCATTTCCACACGGATGGTCTCCACGCCACTTTCTGTCGTTTCCGTCTGTTTCTGCAAGGCGTAGATAGCAGAAAGCTGATGGTCACAGATATAGTCATCCATGTTCTTGGACTCCTCCACATACAGCAGACATTCGCCGCTCTTGGCGATTGTCGGGTTAGAGGGAGTCCCGGAAAAAATCTGCAGCCATGTACACACCTCGCCCGGATACTTGCTCAACCGGCAGGACACAGGGAAGACATACTGGTAATAGACCTCTTTGTATTTTTCCTCTGTTCGTTCCAGCCGAACAATATCAGCCACGCCGTCCGCACGAATGTAGCTTAGATACGGAGTGGCAGTCAGCATATCTACTTCACCAACCTGCAGTGGAATCAGATAGGTGATTTTCTGATTCAGATTGTCACCCCGGTAAATCGGTTCATTCACTGTCATAACAAGATTCATACTCTCATCCAACTTGATATAAATCACTCATATCACCTCCATTGCTATAGAATGACAAAGTCAATTTCGTCCAGCGTCATGTTGTCATACTCTGAAAGCTCGTCTGCATCCATTTCAGCAAGCAGCCTATGACGCTTCAAAATAGTGCTTGCATTCACGGTAAGGTCAACCGTACTTCCTTCCGTGCCGACAAACTGCCTGATGGACTCTGTAACATCCGCCAGAATACGAAGGTTGTTTTCTGCGATTTCGTATTTCTGCATATGCTCGCCGGACACTTTCGCGCCAAAGGCCATACCGCCATACGCTCGGCCAAAGGAGAAGTGCAGTTCTGTGCCAAGAACAAGGGCAGCGATTTCCATAGCCGTACTGGCTGCGCTCGTTATACGGTAGCAAAGGTTTACCATTTCTGCTCCCAGTACCACCGGCGCATCCACCTTGAGGTAATCAACTGCCTGCGTTCCAGATACAGCCGCATCCAATATGACACGGTCTTTTGGAGACATTAGTCCCCATTTCAAAGTGTCACGAACACCGCCGTCAAACGCAATGGCAGTCTGTCCATAGCCAAGAGACTTGGCAATATTCGCAAGAAGCGGAGCCGCATTCAAAACCATGCAGCTTTCCGCCTCTGCAAACATCGTTTCCAAAGCAGGAATGTCCTCAACGGTCAGTTCCACAACGCTGGATTCCGGGTTCATAGTGTAATGCGTTTGAAACGCTGCGCTGACATCGATTGCCGTGCCCCAGTTCAGTCTCTCATAGCAGGTCTTAATCATCTTGTCGATGTGTGAGACCAACTCAGAGCCGAGCTGCATTGCTACAAACTTTTGTAAGGTATAGCTTTCAAGGCAGCTTTCCAGAATGATACGGTTGGTTGCTGTGAGACCATCACGATATGGAAGGGAGTAGACGATAAGGTCACATTCTGTGATGCGCCTTTTCAGATAAATATCAAACTCCTTTGCCATATTGCATCAGCTCCTTGTTACGCAGGATTCTGGGCAGACAGGCTCAAATATCCTTCCTTAATGGTCATGATGGTCGCTGCCTCAACGCTTCTGGGCGTAGACAACACGCCGTACATCAGAAGGTTGCCGCTGCCGACAGTGTCTGAGTCATAGATAACGAAGTGGGTGATGGTACCCCAGCCTGCAGTACTCTCGTTGAAGTTGATTGCCTGCGTGTTGGTCACAACACCAGATGCGGGTTCACTCAGCGTAGTCAGCTGCACTCTGGCATAACCGGCAGAGGTAGAAGGTTCATTCACATTTGTGCCGTTGACATTAGGCGCAGAAGTGCTCAGACCAATGTAGTAGTTGCCGGGAATCTCAGGGGTCGTTTTGGTTCCGAAAAGATTGCCCGCTGCCAGGTTTAAGAAGTAAGTTGTATTCATAACTGGTTATCCTCCTATTTTCTGATTAAGAACAAAGATTATTTTCGTGCAAAGTCCTTGTTGATATTGTTATGGATGTAGATAACACCCTGCTGGGGGATATCCACATTGTTGTCAATATCCTTAATCGTGATTTGGTACACAAACTTTCCAAACAAATCAACGGTGTCATCCGGTTCAAGTGATACGAACAGGATATTGTAAAAGGTTTCTGCCTCGTCCATACGGACAGTCATAGTTTTTGAAACCACAGGCGCACCGTTCTTGTTCACAAAGTTGACAATAGAAAAGTTTGCCGTACAGCCCGTCAATCCAAACGGCTTCGGGTTGGTCTTGCCATAATACACATGAAACACCAAGTCCTCAGAAGAGCCGCCGACAAAGTCAAGCTCCGGCAAACTGTAAACATTGTTAATCATCATTACCCTCCAATGTTCACAGGGAACTCACAAATGAATTTCACCTCGGCATTTCCGGTTATCTTCAACAGGTTATCGCCCTTGACGAGCCGCATAAACTTCATGTTGAAGTATGGATACAGGTTCAAATCCAAGCTGTTTGTGATGACCTGATTTTTGTTGTCTACATATATGGTCAAAGAGCGGCCTCCTGGCAGCCCTTTGAATTGAAATGTTCGGTTGTTGTCCGAGAGATTCTGGATGGAGATGTCGTCTCCGCCATACATGGTTATCTCCAACTTCGGCCTGTAAAAGCCGTTGTAGCTGCTCCGGTTAAACAGGCGAGCCTGTGACTGACCACTGACCGCATAGGTGTACTCGTCCGGTAGGGTATAGGCGAACGGAGAATCGCAGCTTATCTTGCATGAAAAAGCCCACGGCAAATCGCCGTAGGTTATCAGCCTCAGTTCTGAAATCGTACACTTATACCGAAACGGTTCCATATCGTCCTGCACAATTACAAGCCATTTTCTTGTACTGTGCCCAGTGAGCCATGCAGCAATCGCCTCGACTTCAAACCTGTCCAGATTTGCGTTTGCATCAAGAGATTCCATGTTCGCCCCGAAAACCAGCGTATACTCCAACGACTGATTCTGCACCAACCCATAGGTAAGCGCATCGTATCTCCCCGGAATCCTGTCCTCAACGATTTCTCCGTTTTGGAAGTTTACATCGTCCTGTCCGGTTGAACCGAAGTGGTAAACCATGAGCCCGAACTCGGAGCAGGGAATATCATCAAAAATGAACTCGGTTCCCCAAAACGCCATAGTCCACCTCCTTGCGATTATGTAAAGTCAACAAAGCCCTCCAAATTGAAAATGTCCGCAGGTGAAAGCGTTTGCTCACCCAGGTCTTTTTCGTTCAGCTTCACAACCTCGATTGCAATATCCACTTCCATATTGCACAGCTCATCCAGCTTTGTTTTGAATGCGGTACAATCGCTGGGAGTTAGGAATGTGATACTCCCGTCCTCCTTCAGCGTTCCATGGAACTCATCCAGATACTTGCGCTCCTCCGAGAGCGCAAACTGATAAGCGCTGTCAACTGCCTGAACCAGCTTATATACCGCATACGCCTTTTTAACAGGTAACTTAAAGTTGTTCAGCTTCATCAGAGACTCGTAGGCTCTGTTAATCTTTTCTTGAATCATACTCTTTTCCTTTCTTACACACTGAGACGAATCAGCCAAGTTTGGCAAGGTATTCTTCAGCGTCCTCAATATAAACGCCTTTTGCCAGTCCTTGTTCAATGATGTCTCTGTCGGTACGGTCTAACTTTTGCTTCAATATGTCTGGCGTAAAACAAGGCATACCCACCTCTCCGCCAGACTCGATATAGCGCATATGGGAATCCCACAGTAATTGTGTGCTACTGCGCACTTCCTTGATTAAATCGGCTGCTTTCATAATCGCTCTCCTTAATTGTTTGAATATCCAACAACAATGCCTTTGACAACATACAATAGCCATTGGTCAATCGTATTGTTCATGTACGGAATTGAGTCGGAGATACCGGTATATGTAGCCCAGCCTCGTGTGCGGCAATACCCATAAATGGACATATCTCTTACATAGCCCAATGACACTTGCCCAGAAGAATTGACACTAAAGCTTCCGATGCTGATGGAACATCCGGATAAGGCGCCGCCTCTGATTCTGTTTGCGGAAAGTGTGCCCGTTGTAATCTTATCTGCAGACAGGTTCGGAATGCGCACCGGGTCAAAAGTGCCGGAAGTAATCTTACTGCAATTAAGCTCCGGGATTCTCTGTGTATTGAACTGACCAGAGGTGATTTGGCTCGCAGGCAGTCCTGATATTTGGCTTGCCGTCAGCTTACCAACAGTAATGCTATCTGCCCGAAGGTTGGTAACGGTAACATTGGTACAATTCAGCGTACCAGAAGTGATGTTGCTTGCGCTCAGATTCGTCACCTTAATGACATTGCCGTTGATGGTACCCGATGTAATGTTACTGGCGTTCAGATTCTTGATGGTCACATCAGTCGCATCAATCGTACCGCCGCTGATTCTATCGGCTGACATAGTGCCCGCCGTAATCTTGCTGGCATTGATACTGACGATGTTTGCATTGCTGACCTGCAGCGTTCCATTGGAGATTTCGCAGCCGCCAATAACACCGCTGTTCGCCTCGATATGACCGGAAACATTCACATTGTTTGCAAGCAGATAGCCGTTCTTGTTGGCACGGATATAGTTGCTTGCCGTTCCAAGAGAAATGCCGTCCGTTCCAATATAGATACCGGAAGCGGTACTGGAGAACGAAGGCTTCCCGTTGTAAATGGCATCGCTAATAATAGCCCAACCCTGTGACGGCTGGCCGATATAACCACTCAACGCAGTAACCTCACCACTAAAAGAACCGGCTGTAGCATAGATAGTGCCTTTCAGTGTAAGGTTGCCATTGGTGTCTGCGTAAAAGAGCTTCTTGCTGTCATCTACAACGCCCTTATTGTTGATAAGCGGATACTTGCCAATCATCAGGCCATGCATCGGGTCTAAGAGAATATGCGAGTTGCTCTTCTCGTTGGTAATGCTGAAGTTGCTATTGTGCAACACACACCCCTCGGCGTCCACCTTAAACACCGATACGCCGCCGTCCTGCTTTGCACTCTCGATAACAAGGTTGCTGCCAGCGAGCAGGGTGCCAACAATGTTGGGGGCGACGATGCCCCAGCAATCTCCGAGGTTTTCATCGTAGAAGTTGCCGATAGCCAGTTCTGCCGTTGACCAGTTGTTGCTGGTCATCAGAATGCTGTTGTTGTTCAGCCATACCTGCTTTGGCTCATACTCCGTATGCGCTTCGTCGCTCCACTTGCGCAGCCGAATACCGGAATCGCCCCACGAGATAGCCTGCTCTTTAGAAGACATGATGGCGTTCTTGGACACATCCAGTGCCGTCTGCATAAAGTCTTTGACCTTTGTAGAAGCACCGCTGTCCATAAACGCAGAGTAGTTGTACTTGTTCAGGTCTACGCTCTTGCCCATCGAGACGCTTTGCTCCAGCAAATCAGCCAACAGGAAAGAACTATCGCCAGAGGTGTAGGTATCGCTGAACTCCAGCGTCAAGTCGTTAGGCGAATCAAAGCTTACTTTTACGCCCACACAAATAGGAGCCAGCGTTTCATCCTCACTGATACCGACATAGAGCTTTTCACCGTGGCGCAGCTTATTCTTGAACTTCACGAAGTCATCAAGACACAAGAAGTTTGCGCTTGTCACACCGAATGTATAGGAGGGCTGCGATACCTTGGTCAGAATCTCGTTGCCGTATTCAAACAAGTCCCATGCGACAGCACGCTTCTCATACTCACTGGTGTTCAGTGTGAAGTATAGATACCCCTCGCTGACCGTGATATCCAGCTTCGAGCCGACCAACAGGTCGGGGATTTCAGTGTCTGCCGCCATGTCGTGCGCAACGGAAGACACCGTTCCCGTCAAAGAGATACACCCCTTCGGGAAAGACCGTTCACCCGTTACGCCTGCGCCGAGGTATGCCGTCATCACAAAACTGTTGTTTGGCGCTTTTTCAAATGCCGCACTGATAACCTCTGCGTCAATAAAGTCGGTCTTGATTCTGCCGCCCTTGACATCATAGATTTCCTTATTGCGTGTATTGGTTACATAAGTAATGTTGGCGTTGCTAACACCAATCAACTTGTCGGCAATATGGTTGCCTGTGTCCTCGTCGGTATAGGAACCAGTTGTTTGTGCGACAAAGCTGCTCTCTGATACGGCATCATCCTTCAAGTATCGGTCAAGCTGCAAATACTCTTCCTGCGTGAAGTATGATTTGAAATTAGCTGCCTTATTTATCGTAACCAGTTCACTGTATATGGATGCGGCCTGCGCTTCGATACTTTTGATTTCCTCGTTCTTGGCGTTAATTTCAGCTTGCTTTGCGGCAATTCTGGTGTTTACATCATCCAATTTGCTTTGCGGAACAAGGTCGCGTGCAATACCCTGGATGATGATTGCCTGCTCGTTTTCCAAAATCGTCCGTTCGCTTTCCAACTCAACCAACGCCGTCTGTTCCGTGGTTTTACGCATAATTTGCAGAACATATTCCACAGACAGATTGTAGTAAGGGAGCTGATAGTTTGCGTAGCTTTCTTTCCACGCATAGTATTTATCAATCAATGCCTGATTAAAGTTGTCGGCATTCATGAAGTAATCCAGATTGATAATTTGATTAGTTCCGCTGGGGTTCACATCACGAATGTTTACGCCGTCGGCACCGTTGACATCCAACCGGGTGACAATGCTCTCCGTATTCTCTTCGACCGTAATCTCTTTTGCAAGATTGGCGTTAGAGATGTAAATTGGATTGGTCGGAACTGCAGAAGAAGCATCCTTAACATTGATTCTACGATGATAGGTATCAAAGTCAAAAATGCAGTTATATGAAGTCTGTATCGTACCCTTGATAAAGTTATAAAGGTTTTCGTCAGAAACTTCAAAGGTACGATATTTTCCAACAAGATTGTTGTCAATACTCCCGACACTCCACGATGGCATCAGCTCAAGGATAATACCGAGTAGAGTACTGTCCGGCGTAACAGGGTTCCAAAAATTATAGGTGGCGTTTGCCAGTGAAAGCTTTTTGAAAGTAAATTCGTACTCAAGGGAATACCCCTTGCACGCCTTTATCTTCTTCACGCCATCGCCGGTCTCTTTGGGATTCACAAGGATAAACTGGCCGATATTCTGCAGTTCAACAATGCGCATACCAATGACCGCATCATAGTACGGGGTTGGTTCGCCATCCACCTGTGCCGGAAGATTAAACTCAATCACAGAGGCTTCATCATATTTAATATCAGCAGTGATATTCATGGCATAGCCCAGCACGCCAATCGGTACATCGGTCGTATTTTTAAGAATCAACATTGGCGGTTCCCGCAGGTCTATCTTTGAGAAATCAACTACCATACTTTGAGAAAACCTCCTTTCTGAAATAGGGGAGATACAGTTGCCCGTATCTCCCCGTTGGGTTACTTATGGTTTCAGCCTTGAGCCTCGCGTACTGTTGATGCCGCGCCGCTCAAATGCGCTGTAAAGTTTGTCAATTGCCACATCGGCAATCCGTTCGCCATAGGCTTTTGCGTCCGTGTCGGCCATTTCACCACTATGGGTAATGTTGACCTCGAAGTGCGGTTCAAACACGAGACTCTGTGCGGCACTGCCGATAATGTCTTGCGTCAATCCACTCATGGTGTCTCTGATGCCTGATGACGGAGCCGAGATTGTCGGTAGCGCACCGATAACCACGCCAAGGCGCTTTGACAGTTCCGCCTGGAAATCGATGATACGATACAGGCTCTTCTGCTTGGCCTCATTCAATACGACTTCGCCCTTTTGCAAAATAGCAAGAGCTTCATCCTTGCTGAGGTTTGCTTCATCAACAACGCCGCCATCATGGTATTTGGGGACATTACTTACCACTGTGCCAACGCCGCTTACGCCGCTTACTGCATCGCTGTATTGTCTTACAGCTTCCGCAGCCCGTATCCATGCAGAAGAAATCTCCGCATCGATAGATGCGCCAACAGATACGCTCTGCCCAAGAAGTGTCTGGTAAAATGCCGTCCAGAGTTCTTCGGAAGAATTGACGGTACTTCTGAGTAGCTCTAATTCCGCTTCTTTATCAGACTCGTAGTCTTCGCCCATCTTGTCCAAGGCGTTGGTCTGAGCCTCGACAGAGTGGTCTCTCTGTGTGTCTGCAAGGTCTTTCTGCTTTTCTTCCAGCTCCTGCATTAGCGTATTCCGCTCTGCCTGTGCGCTTCTGCTGTCATCCAGAGCAAGCTGGTCGATTCTGGCTTGCAGGTCTGCTATCTCCTTGACCTTATCGGCAATATCAGCTTCATAGTCGAACTCGTCCTTGGCGGACTCAATCATCTCTTTTCTTAGGTTTATAATCTTTCGATAAGCATCTATCTGCTTCTTATAGACTTCCTCGATGTAATCGATGATATTGTTCTTCGTCTCTTGAACCTGATAACCCAAATCCTCAATGGAGCCCGCAGCGTCGATGTTGTCATCGTTGAGCTGCTCCGTCACATCTATCAGGTCTTCCGTTTCCTTGCGGAGGGCATTGGTCGCTTCCTGCAGCGTGTCATACTTGCCAGCAGATGACGCCGTAAGCTCATTCAGATGTTCAAGGTTCTTAATATACAGCTCATTTGTTTCGCTGTTATACTCGACCTCAAACCCAAGCGCCCGAAGAGCACCGACATTGGATGCGATGGTGCTCTTTTTCAGCTCCATCAAATCTTTTTCGGCGGCCATCTCTTCTTTATAGGCATCAATCAAATCGCTGGACAGCTTAATTTTCTCAGCCGGGTCTTCTGCATACTTCAGCTTTTTCGCCAGAGAGTTTGCCCGTTCCTGTGCGGCCTGTAGCCGCTTCTCAGCTTCGTAATAGGCATCGATGTCAGCGATATATTCTTCGACTGTTTTAATCTTGTCTTTGGTATCACTGTCACCATCAGAGCTGCCTCCACTGCTGCTGTCGCTTCTGCTACCATAAGAACTACCAGCAGAACCATAAATACTCGTCAGGTCAAGCCCGCGCAGCGCCTCAAGGTTTTTGTAGGCGTTGACCGTCCGCTGCTTGAAGTCCTCCAATGCAGCAATACGCTGTGCAGACGCCTGCTCCTGCTTTGAAATCCAGTCGTCCAGTGTATCTGTGCCGACATAGGTATTTGCACCGTCGAAAGTGACGGTGACATCTCCGGCATCAATCGAAGTTCCGCCTACCGCACCGGATACTGCTGACTGGAAATAGTGAGAGATGCCCTGCCAGTTACCAGTCGTAGCGTCTTTAACAGCCTGACTCAGTGCGCCCCAGACGCTGGAAGCAATGTTGCGAATCTTGCTAAACAGGCTGGTACCGTAGTTGTTGGTCGCTTCAAGCGACTTGGAGAAGCCCTGCGTATGTGCGCTCTTAATGGTATTGGCATACGGTTCCCAGATGTTCTCCGTTGCCTGCTGACCATATTCAACCTCTGCGCCCAACTTCTTGTTCAGTGCTTCCTCGTTTACGGTCAGTTCGCCATTCTTCTCGGCCACATAGTTTCTGCCCTGCAGGTCATTCAGCTCATTCATCTTTTGAAGGAGAGCTTCCTCCTGCTGAACCTGGCCGTTCACAGTCATGTTCTTGATATCGGCAATGATGTTCGCCTTTTCCGTTTCCATCGCAAGCTGGTCGTTGATAACCTGCTCGGTCGCTTTCAACTCTGCGATTTTCGTGTCAAGCTGCGCATCATATTCAGCTTCATTCATCTCAAGAACGCTGTTCAGCAACTGTCGCTGACCATCGATAGACCCATCAACAAACAGGTCGGCCTGCTCCAAAAGCTTCGGATACTGCAAGGCGAGATTGGCAAGCTGCTGCTTTGTCATGGCAGTGCCAGAGTTCAGTCTGTCCATTGCAGAAATGATGCTGTCAAGGCCATCCTTCGCACTATCCAGGCCGGATATCATATCGGAGAAATCGAGGGTGTTCACCATATCGGCGTTGGCATATTTCAGCCATTCGATTTTCTCCTGTAATTCCTCGAAGGTCATGGAGCCTTCTTCGGAGATAATGTTATAAGCGATTTCCAGCTCCTGCGCGGACATTTCGCCTAAAAGCGCATCGTACTTGCCGCCAACGCCGCCGATAGCTTCTTTAACAGCAGCGAGCTGTCGCTCAACCGTGTCTGTTTCTAACGAGAGTTTAAGGTATTTGATGGTATCATCGTCAAAACCGGCTGCTTCAAGGTCGCTGATAATCGCATTGACAGTTTCTTGGAATTCATCAACATTGATGTCGCCAGCATCGAACAGCCCCTTCAGGTCGAACAGGCCAGTCATTGCATTTTGTACTTCCGGCGTTAGCTTGTCGATGAAGTCATTTATCTGAACCTTAATATCGGTAATGGCATCTTCATCGGGAACAATCTTTCCCCAGAAGTTTTTCTTCGTAACATCATCAACGCCGAAACGGTCAATAAAGTTGGAAACAATGTTTTGTGCTTCTGTACTTAAATCATCATAAGCAGCGTTGTTCTGCGCAACAAGCTTCAACTGGTCAGCAACATCCTGATTGGCCTTTTCAAGCCCATCTCGTGCCTCACCATAACGGACAGCAGCGTTCTTTGTCTTTTCGACAGCAGCCTCAAAATCAGAAAGAGACTCGAAGCCAACTTCCGTATAGTCAATAGAGGCCGCAATCTTTCCAATATTATGAGATACCTGGTCTGCATAGTCGTCCCAGAAATCGCCCCACTGGTAATAGCCGTACTCGTTGGTATATTTTTCCAGCTCCTTGCCAATATCGGTTACTCCAAGAGCCTTCATAATCTGCTCGGACAAATATCGGCTCTTATTGTCTCCAGAGTTTCCTGCAAACTCGGGCGTCACATCTCTATCATTGACACGGAACATACCCCACATATTGTTTGACAAATCCGTATCAGTGGTTAGAATATCGCTGTTTTTCAGCTTATCGTAAGATGCTGCATATCCTTTAATAACCTCAGAAAGTTTTTCTGTGGTTGTCATCTGACGAAGCTCGCTCTTATACTGCTGCTCCTGCAGCTCGATGGCTCGCTCAATCAGCTCATTCTTGTCTGCAAGATAACCGTTTTCAATGCTATAGCCTTCTGACAGTGCGGGAGAGATGTCCACAATCGTCTGAACGATTTGCTTATATCGGTCATACTCATCTGCTGTCAGTGAAATATTCTCACCATAGCGAGAGACACCGTGTGAAAGCGTCTCAAACTCTTCCTTCAACGACTGCAATTTATCGATGTTATCGGAGTTTGTTTGCCGGAACTCATTAAACGCATTGGTCAGCTCGTTTGCTTTTTCAATCGCTTCATCGCTGGCGTTAATCAAATGCGTAATGCCCGTGATGATTCCCTGAATCACCAATCCAATTCCCAGCGAGATAAGCATATTGATGGCCGTATTGAGCGCCGTTACACCAATCGCGGCTGCCTTTGAGCTTGCACCAAACGCTTTGGTCTCTATGCCAGCCTGTTTGCAGTATGCTTTGTAGCCAGACATAGAGGCTTTGCCGCCCTTCAGAGACTTTAGATAGCCAGACAGAGCGTCGTCAGTACCATCAAGATATTTAATGAATATCTGCTGCGTCTGTATAGATGAGCCGAGAACCTTGTTATACTCGGCTATGTTTTTGCTTGCCGCAGACCAATCCGTAATGCCTCCGGAAAGCCCTACTTTACCGTCAACAACATCAAAGATTCCAAGGTTCTTTCCTTTGACACCGCTATACGCAGTTACAGCTCCGGTGATTGTGGAAATCAAAGCAGGGAACGAACCCAGTTTATCAATGATTGCGGTCAGTGTTTCAAGAATCGCCGTCCCGCCATCTACAACACCCTTAACAAGCCCGGAGTTTACAAACGATGCAGAGAGTTTTTCAAATGCGGCCTGGAACTGCGCAACCTTACCATTGATAGAGTCGAGATACTTCTCATTTTCATTCAGTGCAGAACCCGCTGAATTCATCGCCACTTCAAGAACAGCCTCCGCATCTGCGAAGTTGTTCAGCAGTGATGCTACCACATTGCTGTTTCTTTTACCGCCAATCATCTCCATGATGTTGGCTTTGGTAATATCCGTAAGGTCTCCCCAAACTTTGGAAAGTTCCTTCAAAATCTGATAAGTGCTCTTGAAGGTGTTTTCGTCCAGCTGAATATCAACCCGTCCGCTGGTCAGCGCAAGGATTTCTTTTCTCAGCTTGGAGACACTTTCCGCCATACCTTCTGTGCTTTCACCAGCTTCTTCCGCTTCGGTCTTTGCCGCACGAAGATACATGGAAACGGTCTTCATAGTTGTACCGACCTTCTCAGGGTCTTGCACAACATTGTTTGCCGCCGTTACCAGGGCAATACTCTCGTCTAAGCTGTTACCGGCAGCTGCAAGAGCGGACGCTGAACGCACCAATGCGTCGCCCACGCCCTTAGAAGAAATGGCGAATCGGTTGCCGACCTCATTGAATCTGTCAACAATGGTCATCACATTGGCAGCCTCAATGCCGAATGCTTTCATGGTAGAGATGACGCTCTCCGACGCCTCGGAAATATCATTGATACCATCGCCAACATTTTTGTAAACCAGCGCAGCATCTGCTAACTCTGCCGCTTCGCTAATGGAGTAGCCCAGTCTCGCAAAGTCTGCTGTTGCCGTAATCGTATCGGTCAGCGTTGCCCCAAGACTCTTGGCACGCACAGCCGCTTCATTGAAGAATCGAATATAGGTCGCTCTGGTTTCATCGGTAACTTTCTTCAATTCGGTCATGGCCGCATCCAGCGCCCGTACATTGGTCACCATCTGCTTGAAGTTGTTGACCATGACCATCAGGCTTCTCGTCACCAGCATCCATCCGCCGAACTTCTTATAAGCGGATGAGATAATTCCAACGAGCGTATTGCCCTTCTTGCCGGACTCCGTAATGGAAGTATCCAGTGCGGCAAAATCAGACAGCAGTTTTCGCAAGTCTGTCTTGCTCATGCTCGTCATACCATCGGCGGCATTCTTACTGTCGTTCCATACACCGAGCAGCTGCTCTCGCATTAGCTTAAGTTGTTCCAGTTCGGTGCCATCAATGCGGGGATTCTTGTCAATGTAAGTGCTGACTTTTTTATAAGCACTGATGACCTCGTTGATGGCCGCCATCTTCTCTTTGTTGGCGGCCTCTGCGCTCCTTGCCGCAGCGGCCTCTGCCGCAGCAGCTTCTTCCGCAGCCTGACGCTCAGCGTAAATCCGGTTGATGTTCTCCAGAATGGCTGCGCCTTCTGCTTCCAGACTCAGTCTGTACTCATCGCTTGTAGCCTCTTTGGACGCACGAACCGTCTCCACGCTCATCGCCCACAGGCGATACTGCTCCACCAACGATGCCACACGCTGGCTCTCACTCTCAGATACACCGCTGTCAACCAGTCCGTTCAAGCTTCTCTGTACAACAGTCTTCTGATGCCCAAGCGCCTCCATCTGTACCTTGAACGCTGCAACCTTGCGGGCAGCTTCGTCTGCTGCGTCGCCTGCGTCCTTCAGTTTTGACTTGACTTCGCCGATGTTTTCGGCGGTAAGGGTGACACTTGTCCCCTTATCAAGGTTGATTGTGTTAATGACGGCGCTTAACTGTTTCCTGAAATCAGTAATGGCACCGGCACCGATTTTAATCTTCGACAAATTGACATAGAATTTGCCGCTGTTGCTAATGGCATCCAGTTCCTTACGCAGCTGCTCGCCAAATGTTTTGGTGTCAACTGTCACGGTAGCCTTGATGTTCTTCATGATTTCAGCAAGCTCTTTGCGAATCAGAGCTTCACTGTCACCGTCTGCACCACCGCGAGCGACGCCGATTAGTAACCGTACATCTGCATCCATTGCCATCGTCATCACCGTCCTTTACGAAGAAAAGGCTTGGCACAAAGCCAAGCCTTTCAAAATTTATTGTTCATATATCTCTGCGGCAACCGCAGTTACATTGTAGTCAGAACCATAATTCCCGTTGAAATCACTGATTGCCTGCTGGATAAACTTGAGCGCCTCACGCTCTTTTTTGCTGCGCACCCATGCAAAGTCTTCGTTGTGCAGGGAACGACCAATCGCCTCTCCAGATGGTGAGTGACCGTTCCACCAACCGTATACATAATTGGATGCGTGGTATCCGTTATTAAACAAAGCCACAATGTTGTCGATTCCGCCATAACTTGTAGCGTCGTTCTCAAGAGAATCACGATGTAGGTCGCCGCCAAAATATAAAGGAACCTCGAAGCCGTCTCCAATACGAATGATGCTTCCGCTGTCCATCTCGTCAATGTGCTTCATCACAGATTCAGGCAGGTCATAGCTTTTAGCCGTCATCTGAAGAACCTGTATAAACTTTGCGGCAGCTTCCCAGCCACGCTTTTCAGGAACGATAGAATCTCCGGCGGCAGTTTTTTCTACACCGTCTCTGGTGTATTCCGCCATCTTTTCCTGTAAGCGGGCTTGCCCCTGCGGAGACCTAATCCATGCGTTTAGCTTGCTTGACAAGCTCATTCTTTATAATCCTCTCTTTGTTCAAGAAAGGCCTGTACAAGCTTCTGCTCATCTACGCCGCCCTTATCAATAGCGCCAATCAGCTTCGCAACATCGCTGCCGTTTACCCCGGCAAACATCTCTGAAGTCTTTTTGGAAACATCCTCAAAGGATGCCGCAAGCTGCTGCATCTGCTTCTCAATCGCCATGATATTGGTGTTGCAGATGTAGTCGATTTTCTCATCAATCGCCCGAAGGATTTCATCAAACTGGGCGGAACTGATATGCTTGCTCACCATTGCCACAGCGTCCGTGTTGTAAATAAGCGTGTATCGATGCTCCAGATTCTCAGGGAGCGTGAAGTTTGCATATCGAGTCAAGAGGTTACTTTTAATCAGCAGGTCTTTGACCTCCGGCATATACCCCTCATCATGAAAACAACTGGACACAACATTGTCCACAAATGCCAGCATCTGTGCAATCGAAATCGTATGCTTGATAACGACCTCGTTACCAAACCAGTGTTCTGTAGTATTCGGAACAGCCTGCTCCTTCAACACCTTATCAAAAGATGCAATCGAAATCTTCTTCTCTTTATCAGCCATTGTCTGCGTCCTCCTTTTTGTTCTTATTGCGCTTTTGTTCTTTGCGCAAAGTCTGTACGGTCTCATAGTCCAGCCAGCCGCCCCATTTTTTTACATAGGTAATCCATCGATAGCGCACATCTGGATAATTGTGCCAGAACATTTTTCGTTTGATTTTAGCAACGCTGTCCGGACAGCCCTTGGTATCAATCACCTCTGTATGTCCGTCGGCATACTCTATGTAGAAATCTGCCACATAGGTAATCGGTAACACCGTCTTTCCATCGTGTGTGAACTTTGGTTGCAGTTCATATTTTTTCTGTAGTTCAAAATGAACCACATCACCGCTTTCCACTCTGGGACAAAGCACATCACGAAAATATTTCATCTCAAGCTGACTGTCGAACACAATTCCTGCGAATGTTCGTTTGTCTTTGTCTTTGTCAACATTGAATTTTGTTCTCGCCATATCTCTCCTAATAGAAAAAGGGAGGGCGGATTACTCCACCCTCCCGGTTACTTATTCCTCTTCCACAGGTTTCTCGCCGATAGGCTCAGCATTAACAACCACCTGTTCAATGACAGGCTCTGCGCACTTCTTGCGCTTGGTCTTCTTCTGCGGATTAACAATCCCACGAGATTCGTTAATCTTTTGCAGATAGATTGCACCGCACTCAGGCGAACAAGCTACTTCCTGCCAGCGAAATACACCTGCGGCTCGATTGGCACTACGGCAGGCTTCATATTCCTTACCGCATACCCGGCATTTCTTGACCGCAGAAGCCATCTGTGTCACCAACTTTCTTAGGCAACATCCTCAGCGTTTGCACCGAAGATGGTATAAGTCCACAGGGCGCCGCTGGTGCCGCAGGCGCCAGACAGAGATTCTGCCTCAAAAGCATGAACAGTCTGGTTATCGCCCATCTCGAAGCTGAACTCGCCGTTGAAGTCAGCCTTGGGGATATAGAACTGAATACGGAACACATTGGCGCACTTATCCTCGGCGAAAGCGTCAATGTACAGAGCACACTTGCCAGAGTAGTGGTCGCTCAGGTTCTCCAGAACATCAGCCTGAATCTGACGCATATAGAACACGACAATTTCAGTGCCATCGGCAATCTCGCCCTCGTTGAAGGCAAGCGCCTTGCTGGTGGGATTGTAGGTGAACACGCCCTCGGCAACTTCGGCGCCCTGAGTCAGCGTCTTGCCAAGAGTGCCGTTGGCGTTCTTGACATAAACAGACTCAATCTCGTTGCCGGTCGTACCGACGGCCTTGTACTGTGTGGCAGCCGCATTACCGGTAACGGTAAGATAATCCGTCCACTTCACAGTGGTCTTCTTATTCTCGAACTCGCTGCCAACCTGCAGTTCGAGCAGACCACCGGACACAAGACCATTGGTGCCGCTGACGGTAACAGCCTTGTTCTTCTTCAGAGAGTTCAGCTTGCGACCCTGCTTACCGGTAATATCGGTCTTCTCCTGAGTCTGTGCAATGGTCGCATTCTGCAGCTCATCCAGAGTGAACTTGTAGGCGCCTGTCACGATATCAAAAGCATTGATGGTCTCAAGGCTGGTGATAGTGATATCATTGATATTCATATAGACATTCCTCCTATTTATGGGTTAGCCAATTCCAATCGTCTTGGCTTAGGTCTTTTGCGCTGACTGTGCCAGCATAGATGCCGTGCATCTTGTTGTCATAGTCGATTTTCTTGATAATCTGTCGCACGCTTTCGTTGAACTGATAGATTGAAAGTTCTCGTGTCCCCTCAAATCCATAGTGATACTGTTCTGTATTGACGAGCGCAACAATCAACTCCTCAAGTTGAGAAGCGTTTTCTCGGTTGCGCTGTCTGCGCATTTTTTTGCGTGCGCGTTCAATCATGTATTCTTTGGCTTCACCGTTAGCTGGTTTGCGATTATCCTTCTCAAGATGGTGAATTTTCCTGAGCGCACCGGCAATCTGTGCGTGAATGGCTCGGTCGATAACTACCCCTGAACTTTCATCGACCAACACGATGTTCCCGTTCTGCTCGTTTACGGCAGCTTGGAATCGTTTCAAATCAAGGTCTGCAAAAACAAGAGAGGTATCTTGTTCTTTCAGGGTGCCGACCAAAAGAAGGAAAAGGTCATATTCATCAATGGTGGTAAAGTCGATTCCGATATCATCAAGCTGAACCATCATATCAATCGGCATAGCCGTCAGCATCGCCACAATGCTGTAGTACCCATCTTCACATTCCAGGATTTCTCCAACCGTTGGAATCTTGATGTGAATAGCATCATTGATGTCGTACTCACGCCGATAAAGCATATTTCTTGTGCGCATTTATCCGGTCTTCCTGTTGGATGGAACGGGCTTGCCCGTGGGCGATACCCGGTTGAAATCCTTTGCCTGGAATGTCATGACCTTTCCCTGATAATCCGTCACCGGAGCGAACCTTTTTACTGCGTATAAATCCATCTCACCAAGCCCGTAGTACCTGCTTCCGTTTACCGCTTTGGCAATTTCAGAACACAGCCTGTCCACTCTGACGCCACCCTTTGGCAGCTTCATCTTGCTTTTATGGGTAAAGACCCAAACATACAGAACGGGAATTAAAAAGGTTTTATTCAGCGACTTTTGCACATCCACATCACAGCAGATAAAGGTCTGACCATGCTCAATGGTGTCCGGTACATATTCAAAGGGAAATACCTGTGAATATACAAACCTCTCCGGTTGGTCGCTGTCCTTGTAGTTGTCGTCCAAAAGGCGAATGATTTCTGCATTTGTCAGCAGGTCATCCATCAGTTGGTTCTTATAGTCATAGAACTCTTCAAGCTGCATCAGAACCACACCTTCTTTCCGCCGGGGGTGTCACCGCCCGGTGTTTCTCCGCCATCTTTGCCGGGCTCATCAGGCGTACCTTCCTGCCCTTCTCTCGGGAAGTACTTGTAATAGTTGGCAATGTGCAGTTCAAAGTTATCGGTGTCCTCGGTATTACATTCTGTCAGAACATAATTCAAAACGCCGGTTCCATTGAAGCTTCCGCCAAGCTTAAACGGCTTTGTCAGACGATAGGCGAGAACATTATGAGAGTCATAGTCATCAATCAAGAATCTGCTTTCGCGGTTCAACTGAATGGAGTACTCATCCTTTGCAATCGTCATGGACACTCTGGAGTCACCACGAACGACAATGTATTCGTTGTCGCCGTATTCACCGGTCAGGTATTTTGTTCCATCGGTGATGATGCACCATCGCTCAACAATCGTTCCATCAGCCGCTACCCAACGCAACAGATAATTACACTGCTGCATAGTGCCTTTGGCGTACAGTTCGCTGTTGGCATCCTTTTCTGTGATAAGCCAATAATTGTCCATCCAATGCACAAGGCCGCCGTGTGGCAAATCTTCTCCCGGCATTGTACACAGTGTTTTCATATTCAGATTGTCCGAATTGATAACTGCTAACTCGCGTGGCTGCCCATCGATAGTCAGCTTGTGGTAGGACAGACTTGAAGGAAGCTTTGTGTTCAAAAAGGCACACTCTCTACGCTTTACGGCGTCCCTTTTATTTGTGCCGTTTGCCGCCATTCTGGCCTGATAAGTACTCCAGGGATTCATTGTGACACCTCCTGCTGTACGGCATACCTCGCTTTCAGCTTGTTGCAAATCGAAATGGCGCGAAACACCTCTCGCTTTACAACGCTTACTTCGCATTCGGGCGTATCAATCAGGTATTGCAAAATTGCAATCAATGACAGAAGAAGCGGGTCGTCGTGAATTGCTTCGATAAGCTCCTTACACCCAAGCAGTTCCGCCTGGAGACTTCTCATATAAACTTCCAATGAACTTTCTCCGCTTTCCTTAATAGGAAGAATCTTGAAGAAAAGATTTACGAGGGCGCGGAAATAGTTATTCAGCATCGTGGCGTCCATCGGCACGCCCACCGTGGTCTGAATCATCATATATGCAAGTCCGTCAAATCCCCGTGGTTGTACGAATATTCCCTCATCATATTCGTAAAGTCCTTTTGAGCTGCTTTGTATGCGTTTCCAATCCGCATCAGCAGTTCGGCGGGGGAATAGGTGGTAAAGTCTCTTGTGTTCAGAACGCTTTCAAGACTTTCCTGCCTGTATGTAAAAGGTTTCATCCACTGTACCAGCATACCTTCGGAAATAATATCTGCCAGCTCATCCAAATCTCCGTCGGCGATATCGATGCCAAACTCACGAATGACATCGTCTCCGGTGGTCGAAAGGTCGTACTTGCAGATTTTTCTAAAAGCTGCGATGGCTCGCTTCATGTAACCGTCAATCAAAGAGTTGCGCTCAAATACACGCATATTGATGAAATCGAATTCTGATACTTTAGAGAGGAACGCCCCCGTGAACACATCATAAGAAACACTCATTCACCGTCACGCTCCTTTATCGTTCCACCAGCTCAACACCAAGACATTTCTCCAATGTGTTAATCACCCGGTTTGAATCGATTTCCTCCTCTGCGATAAGCTGCTTGGCGCGATACGCCACAGACTTCCGCTGTCCCTCTGAGAGCTTGGAAATAATATCCTCAATCTCGCCAACGGGTTTCTTGAACAACTGGTCGAAATCCTGAATGTTCAAAGAGTTCTTGTAATACTGTCTCATACCGAGATAGTCGATAACCCAGTCCTCATCAAACATGAACCAGTTGTTGATGAAATATTTCTTGTTGGAGTTCCTTGCGTTTTTCAATTCGCTCAGCTCCATATCCTGCTCTGCTCCAAAAGACTCCCAGCTCCAACGCTCGCCGGTGCGCTTGCTCTTATAAACAAGCCGTCCCTGAAAGCCGTTGCGAACAGTGATAATCTGATTGGGGTCAATCTCCTTCGGAACCACAGGCTTTTTTGTGGTTTCGGAGACTTCCGCAGCAGGCCGCTCTGCGACGGCGCTTGTGCCCTCTGCCGGGCTGCGGCGTGTTCTGGGCTTGCTTACTGTTTCGTTAGACATAACATCTCCCTTTCATACATAATGCGGGGCTCGTAAGGAGCCCCGCTTTTGTCTGTTGTCTATCCGTTAGGCGATTTCGTAACGGCCAATACCGGCATTGCCGCCAGCAAGGACGATGCCCATGCCGTACTTCTCGCCATACAGGTATTCCTGCGTCAGGTCACCGTTGGCGGTAGGCTCGCCCATGATAACAATGGGGTCACCTTCGTACACGCACTTGATGGGCTTGTCGTCACCGGCGATAATGGTCAGCATATCGTCTGCCAGCACGAAGTCGGTAGAGCCGACCTTATGACGCTGGGGAGCCACAACGACAGGAGTGCCATAGAACTTACCGGCGTAGCCCATGTTGTACAGGTCTTCTTTCGCCTTGTCACCCAGAGGAGTGACATCCAGATTGCGGATTGCCTTCTTGGTGCCGATAATAGTAGCAGCTTTGCCACCGGCAGCGGCCTCAACATGAGCAATCAGGTCGAGCAGCTCGTCCTCATCGTATGCACCAGCGGCGGGGAAGTAGGTCACGCCACCGAAGTCCTGTGCAGATGCATTGCTCCACAGAGCATACACATCGTTGAGCAGCTTCTGACGGAAGGACTCAGCCACCTTGTTGATAAAGTGGTTAAAGTCAACACGACCGGAAAGCACACGGTTGAGTTCTTCGTAAATCTTTACAACCTTCAGTGAAGTGGGAATAGACACTTCGCTGAAGCCGCCAAGCCGCTGACGACGGATGCCCTGAGTGCCGTCCGCTGCCTCGGATACGATGAACAGGGTGCTGTCCTCCACTTCAAAAAGGTTCTTGTCACCCTCAGCGACATTGCGGAAATCAACCAGTGCGTTGAAATATTCATCGCCCTGCAGACCCTCCACAACGGTGCGACTGAGGACTTCCTCAATCAGGGTAAACAGACCACTGCACTTGCCGTCACGAATATTTTTGTAATTCAGAGTTGTGCTGCCGCCATTGGCCTCAATCAGAGCCTTCTGCAAAAGCTCCATAGACTGACCAACGGAATACTGCTCAACATTGCCGTGATAAGCATCGACGGCAATCTTGATGATATCTTTCATTTCAGCCATAGTTATTCTCCTCCCTTCAAATTAACCGCCAACGGTCTCGGTCTTGCCAAGCTTGATGACATAGTAGGTGTAGCGACCGGCGACCTCGATATCTGCGCAGACACCAAGCCCGGTAGCAGCAGCATCAATCTTGCCACCAGTACCAATACCGACCTTGGCGCCCTTGGTGGGAGCAGTGCCGCCCACAAAACCCTCTTTGGTCACGGAGAAAATGTTGCGGCTGCGGGGGATATAACCACGCACTGCTTTACCGGCCTCGTTGATATACTCATCGAGATTCTTCTTGCGCTCATCGTACATAACCTCAACGCCAGCAACGATAGCGCACTCATTCAGGTCATCGTCCGCAGTAGCGGCGACAGCCTTCATCACCTCGCGCTCACCATCTTCATATCCCTGAAGCTTGACGATAACGCCGTTTTCAACCTCGGCGGGCTGACCGTCCGCACCATAAAAGCGCAGAGAAACGAGGTCAGCAGGCTGTTTGGTACCGCTCATCAAATCGGTACGGATAACTGTATAAGCCATAATCGACTCCTCCTTGTTGTTTATTTAATTGTGCTGACTGGGCTTAGAAAAGCCATACTCAGCAAACGCACCGCCATAAGGCTCCTGCGTCGGTTCTGCTCGCTGGATGGGCAGTTTGGGGGCTTTGGGTTCATAAGAGAACTTTGCGGTCACGCCGCTTCTGCCACGGATTGCGTAGCATTTTTCCTCCAAAACATCTGCCGTGTAGTCCATGCAGTGCTCACGCAGATTTTCAAATGCCTCGACGCCGACCAAGTCTTCAAACTGAGCGAAGACTTCATCCCGCTCGCCCTTGGCAATGGCGTTCTCGGTGTCTGTCTTAAACTGGCGCAAAGTGCCAAGCTCGTTCTCCATAGACGAAATCGTGTCGGAGGCGGTCTGGTACTTCTCCGCCCACTGGGTATCGTTTGCGGCGTACTTCTCAGCAACTTTTGCAAACATACCGCTGATGGGGTCAGCTTGCCCGCCCTCGTCAAACGGGACAAGTGCAAGCTTCATGCGTTTCTTACCGGCAAAATCAATGACCACATGGTCGCCATCCATTGAGTAAGGGAAACCGTAAAGATTCCAGTCCGTGACATCGGTTGCGTACACTTCGGACGCATCCCGGTCATAGTCCCAGAACCAATAGTGAGAGTCCATGCCCCAGCAGGTCTCAACCTTTTCTGCCTCCAGAGCGCCAAACAGCTCCTGACGGAACTGACTTTCCAGGGCAAAGTTTTCAGTACCTTTCTCGGGTTCTGCTGCGGGAGCAGCGGTGGCGGGTTTCAACTCTTCAAACTTAGCCCGAAGCTCTTCCACGGAAAACTCCTCAATGTTGAAGTCAAGCATATCGGCAGTCAGGCCGAATTCTGCCATCAGTGCAACTTTCTGTTCCAATACCTCTTCTCCTCCTTCCGAATAATTTTGTGGGTGTATGCCAACCTCTTGCGAGGGTTGTGCTGTAGTAAACGAATCCTTGAATTCTCGCATCATCATTGCAAGCTGCTGTTTGAAATCATCACATGAGAACATCTCCAACGATGCTGATTCATAGCACGGCTTTGCCGTACCCAAGAGACAAAAGGCGGTAAACTCAAATCGGTCAATAACATATACGCCATCGACCATTCCGCCCTCTTTCACGGTAATCTCCATAGACTCATCCGTGATGCCGTCATCTTTGATTTTGCGGTATGCTTCCTGCCGCTTCCAGATAAGCGCATCCACGCAGAGGTATTCATGCAGGCCGGAGTCATCTTCAATTTCCTCCCACCAATACTTTGCGCTTTCAGGAATCACGCCTACCGGCTGCGTGATATTCACAATCCGCATTCCATTATCGTCAGAGACAAGCTCCATATCATGTGACCCGATGGTATCTGATTCCCTGTCGTAGTTGCACACAATAGGACAGTTATAGATACTCGGCATACATCGTTCAAAGGTTTCCTTGCTGATGAAGCTGTTATTGCGGTTTTTCCCGGTGTACGCTACACGGAGAACGCCGCTGTCAAAAGATGAATTGCGCTCAACAAGATTGCGTATCCCGGAAGAGAACACGATGCTCATGTTTCTCTCGCCCATATCACAGTTCACCACCTTTGGATAAAATAAATCCACGCTTTGTGCAAGCGTGGGTCAGAATGTCAGCGTGTCTGACAGTACATATCGAATATCCTCGTCTTCAAAATTCAGATTGCCTGTATTCAAAAACACAAAGATATGTTTCTCGTTATTTTGCCCCAGCATTTCACACCCTCTGGACAGCAACTGGTCACGAGCATTCTCATCAAACACATAAATGAAATTCTCCATATACATACCTCCGATTAGCCCCAGTCGTCAGAGTCTTCTCTGGACTGTTCGCCGGAGTCGGTCAGGTCACCCGTATCCTTCTGCGGAGCGCCCCCCTCATCGGTTGCTGCAGTGCTTGCAGAAGAACTCTGCGTAGAAGAACTCTGCAGCGGCTTAAACCGTTCAGCAAGACCGAGCACATCATTTTCAAGGAAACTCATGCAATCAACTTCGCTCTGAGACAACCCCTGCGATGCCGCATACATGGAAATAAAAGGAAGACCATACTGACACGCTTTGAGATACATATCTCCCAGCTCTTTTCTGTTGAAAGGACTGCAATCAAGGAATGTGATTTTGAAATTCTTTCCGTACCCCTGATACTGAATGAAGCGGTTGACCATATCCTCAATGCTTTTTACAATGCCAAAGGTAACCGCTTGGTCTGCCTTAATAGAAAGCAGCAACGCATTTGCGGACGCCTTGTCATTGTTGAACAGGAGCGAAGATACACCAGCCGCTGTAAAGAGATTCTGTTCAGCGTCAGATATGGTATTCGTATCGCCGGTGTTGGACTTCTCAAAGCTTATCTTGTTGATAGGCATGGGGGAGAGAACACTGCCTATTTCCTCCGGCAGTACGGAATCCAGATTGCGCCAAAACTCTTTGGCCTTGTCCAAATCCATCTGCCATTCGCCGTCTGCATTGATGCCAAGCGTCATAACCAGCATGGCATAGTTCTCAAGTGTGGTCTTGGTGAGCTTTAGCTGCTTATAATCTTCGAGGTCATACACCTCCCGCAAAATACCTGCAAACGGGGGAATGGCATAATCCAGAATATCGTTGTTACACTTGATAGCGAAGGATGTCGGGGAATCCAGCTCCTGCCACTTCCGCTGTCTGTTCTTCTGATAGACCTTGTACTTGGTCTGAAACTCTGTCGGATAGAACTCCAGATATTGCGAGTGACCATCAAAATAAGAAAAATCGAATGTCACATTCAGCACATTCCCCTCAATGGTCGATATGGCGCAGTAATCAGCCGGAAGCTGCTGGATGGTAATGCTGTCGCTTGTGACCCACAGCGTCCCATAAAAAGTGTCCTCGCGCAGACACACCGTCAGTATTTTGGGAAACTGCGACCGCACATTCATTGCAGACATGGTATTCAAAACCTTCCTGTAATTGCGGTTGACCGATTTCATATTAACAGCCTTGGGGTCAATATGGTACGGAGAGACAACATACGCAAAATCGGAAAGGCCAGTGAAATACTGGATGAGCCTGCGGAAATGAGAGCTTGCCCCGTAGATATAAGTAACTGCCTTGCGAAGCTGCTTCTCATATCGGTACGGGTCTGTCAGATATGTAGCAATGTCGTCTTTCTTATATAGAGAAAATGTAGGTGCATTGGTGTTGTTGTTCAAATCCCTTGTAATCAAGTGATTGAGTAGGGCGAACTTTCTGGAGATACCAATCATGCCCTCCATATTGGTAGACTTGCTGTTTTCAGAACTGCTCACTCAGGTATCACCACCTTTCTATTTTATTTTGGGCGGCTTAAACATGAAGATATCGCTGGAGTTAAACTCTGCCGCCTTTGTGCGGATAAGCTTACTCTCAAGCTGCGCCGCCACATAGTAGTTATAGCTAAGGCTGGAATAGCGGTCTTTCCGCATACCCGCCCGTTCAAAAACCTTTACCCGCCCGCCAGACTCGTCATGCTGTAGTTTGACAAGCTCGTCAACCAACAAGGTCGTGTGGATGTACGGCATTTGTAGTCTGACCTTCTCAGCTGGTGAAAGGCTGCCATATCCCCTGATTTCAGACAGGATATTTTCCGCCTCATACTCCGTAACGAGAAGGCGTATCTTACCGCTTCGGAAGCCCTCACGCAGCAGGACAGCACATTCAGAGTTCAGCGCAGGAGTGCCCTTGATTGCCCAAATTACTTTATCTGCACCCTTTACCGTGCATCTGTCCGCCATCTCCTGATTATTGCAACAGGACAGCGCAGGATAGATTTCGCCGCTTTCCGGGTCAACCATATCTCGAACCAAAGCGTCATACACGCCGAGGCCAAGCCCGGTGCAGTCCAGCACGATATAGTCACAATCAAACTCGTCGTAAAGCTTGCGGATGACCAAAGCTTGGTCTTCTGTATGAAGCCCCTCTGAAGAGTCCCCATAAATGATATTGCTTGTGTACCTTCCAGACTTGGTTGGAAGCATCTGGTTGATGAACACAGCCGTTGCGTCGTTGTTATGCTTTTTGCTGGACATCAACGCAATATCCGCAGACAAGATTCGCTTTTCACCAAGCTGCTTTGGCTGGATTTTGATTTTGTTGTTGCCAAGGAGGACAGAAACGCGCTCCGGCAGCATGGGATATTTAATGCGCCTGTTCTTCGAGATGGAGTTGAACTCAAAGAACGAACCGTCCGTGTCGCCAAACCAAAGGGCATCCATCTCCATACTCCATTTCACTTCACTGAAGTCAGACTCTGCCATCTGGTCTGCCACATCCTCTTTGAACAGTAGCCCCTCTTGAATTGCCAGCTGATACGGGAATCCACACACGAAGTCTTTTCGCTTATCGTCCAGCATAAACCGGCAGTTGTCCTCAGCTTTGGTATAAGACCAATGGTCTTTGAAGTAGGCAGAAGAAAGATATAGTGTCTTGTTACGCTCCGCCAAGTGCTTATAGGCTGGATTGTTCAGATATCCGGGAAGTCTCGGGTTCGTCAGGAACTTACGGAGAATCGTATCGATAATATCCTTGGATACCATGCGATACTCATCAATCAGCAGAATGTTGGCACGATTGCCTCGTGCATTATCACTGGCGGTAACGACCTTAATAAATGAACCGTTCTTAAATACAATCTGCGCATTGGTTGCATTTATCTTGGTCTGCTTATCGTCAATCTCATTACACAGCTCCGGCGAGCATGGCCGCAATTCCGTTTGTATTTTTTCAAGCACATTGATACTCTGACCCCGTGTGCCGGAGGCGATGCATATCTTTGTGCCGGGGTACAAGATACAACGGATACAGCAGAAGATTGCCGATAAGAATGTTTTACCCAGACCTCGACTTGCAATAAAAACAAATGTCGTGGAGACATTCATCATCACCAGCAATATCTTCTGAAAAAGATGCAAGTCCAGATGCAGGTAGTCCTTTGCAAACCGATGGGGGTTCGCTCGATAATAGGCGCACCATACGGCGGCGCCGCTCATAATGCGCTCTTGTCGTGTCACTCAGCGATACTCGCTTTGTCCGAGCTGAAGATGTCGTTGAACATTGTTTCATCATCTTCATCCTCGTATTCAGGGCGTTCGATACGCATCTTGGCAATTTCATCTTCATACAACTTGCAGTATGTATTCTTAATGCCAAGCATTTTGCAAAGATGTCCCAGGAACCAAATCGTGATGTAGCGAACGATTCCGTCCACATCCTTCAGTTCCGGGTCTGGTTCTGGAATGGGCTTTGTGTTTTCCCACTTCCGAATCCACACGCCGAACGGCGTCCCATCGACCGCCGCATCTGCGCCTTCTTTTTTCTGCGCGGGCTTCAAGTTCATACTGCCAAGCAGCGTATTGAGTGCATTGACATTCTTGTCAATTGCTTTACCCTGCGCACTGTCACGACTGATTGTCGCTTCCAAAATGCAAATCTGTTTATATAAAGACCGTTCGCTCGGTTCCACAACAGGAACGCCGTTTGTCCAGTCCTGGTAGCGCCGCTCAAGCTCTACATAAAAATCAGATGTAAATCCCGCACCCCAGAAATCTATAATCTTCTGGTCAACTGGTGTCTCTTCGGTTTCATCCAATGCTTGGGGGTGCTCTTGGTAGATGACGCCAGAGCGCTGGCAATCCAATGCATTGCCCTCTGCGATAGTATCGTCAAAAGTCTTGTCAATATATCGAATCAGATTGGTCTTCCCGATATAATTACGAATACGAGAATTAACGCCTACGGTGCGCTCCACCATGTTGTAAATGTCTTCATTCCAATATAGGTCAAGCTTCATGCACATCCGGCGCATAGCCTCTTTGTCATCACCGATGGAGGCTCTGTACTGTTCATACATATCCTCCACACAGTCGTTGCAGATAGGTAGATAGCCGGAGCCTCGGTACATCAGACTGTGGCTAACAGGGAAATACCCTTTCTTGCGGCTATACGATGTACCGCATCTGCAGCAGTAAAACTTCTGAGAAGTTTGGAGTAGCATTGAGTCATCTGTCGTCTTTTCAAGCTTTCTGCGTCTCGGGGTGTCTGCCATTTACATCCGCCCCCTTTTATGATTTCCCTCCCACAGCTTAACGGCCATACGCATTTTGTTGCCAGGGTAAAAGCGGGGAATCCAGTGCGCAGGGACATCGACCTTCTCCCCGGTCTGTGGGTTCGGACAGCTTCGCGCCTTGCGTTCCAAAATATCGAAACAACCGAAGTTGTGAATTGAAATTGTATTGCCCTCTTCGAGATTTTCCAAAATAAGATTGGTAAAATCATCAACAATGCTTGTGGCGGCCTTCTTCGTGTAGCCATGCCTGTCCACAAGCTGCTGGATTAAATCGACCCTTTTAATATCCATCCTTGCCTTCCTTTCCGTTACAGGTCTGACAGTGACTTCTGTGCGTCAGACCGAATATCACCATTCTCGTCAAAGTACTGCGAAATCTGTTCCTCTGCGCTCAGGTCTTTATAAACGCGAACCATGTCAGCAGATTCCCACCCGATGATGTCTTGAATGATATTGTCTGGCAAACCGAGCTTGGAAAGGTGCGTTGTAAAGTAATGCCGCAGACTGTGCCAGTAAAAATCTTCACCTGTCATCCTGCTAAAGGTGTTCGCCCAGCTGTTGAGCGTTGTCTCACTCATTTGTTCACTTGTCGTTCCAGCAGGAAACAGCCACTCACTTTCAATACCAAGTTCCGTCCGTTCACGCATCCATGCATCAAAATATGGTTTGAACTTTTTTGCCAGCGTGTAGCAGTAAATGTATTTGCCCAGGCCGAACCCTTTTGTCTGAATCGGTTCACTGGTCTTGTACAACGCCCCGCCGCATACAAGGTTGTCGTCTTTGAAATCGTCAACCCGGAATCGGCAAAGCTCTGCCTTGCGTCGCCCGCTGCACATAGCGAGAGCCACGGCACAGGCTTTTTTGTTTTGCCCGGAGGCAAGCAGGTCATCAAGAAGCTTGTCCAGAGCTTCGTCGCTCCACACCGTTTTCTTTCGCACCTGTTGCATAGCAGGGTTCTCTATCTTTCTTACGGTAGAACGGAACCCCTTAAACTCATCTTCATCATCCAAGATGTTCTCCACATAATTGGAGAGCGAGGAAATCGCAGACTTCAATCGCCGCACACGAGCGGGAGAATTGCCGTTCTCATTGATGAGCCAATGCTGATATGCAGCATAATCACGCTTGGAGATTTTCGGGAAAAACTTATTCCCATTGTTCTGCAAATTCCAAACCCAGAAGATGTCCAGGTCATTTGCATAGCCCGCAATCGTCTTAGGGCTGCGCTGCACTGACTGCAGATAGGCAATAAAATCATGCTTTAGACGGATGTTTTCCGGGTTGACCTGACTTAAAAGCTCAGGGCTTGTGATTTCGTTTTGCTTTGTTTTTCGGGGCATACAAGCCACCTCGCTTTCTATTGAATTAAAAACTGGTTGCGGGCATCGGAGTCGAACCGATTCCTCAAGGTTTATGAGACCTGCGACTTAACCGCTTGTCCTGCCCGCAATATGGTGGGAGAGGTTGGATTTGAACCAACGCAACCCGAAGGCGGCAGATTTACAGTCTGCTGTAATTGACCGCTCTACCACTCTCCCAAAGTATGGTGAGGTCGGAGGGAATCGAACCCATCGTTACCGCCGTGAAAGGGCGGTGTCTTAGCCGCTTGACCACGACCCCGTGTAAAACTTATATTCTGCGTCAAAGCAAATGCGGCGGGGTGGAGAGGTTAGACGCAGAAGCCGAAAGCGACGCCATGACTGTTGCTGGCGTAGCCACTGCTGGCGTTGCCGTTGCTGCTGACATTACAGAAACGCTTGCTGTTGCCAGAATGAGGAGAACGCTCCCACCAGTCGTAGGCGGAGCCACCTTTGTTCTTCACCTTCGAGTTGCCTGCCTTGTAATATGCGTACTGCGTTCCTTCTCCAGAAACGGAATAGGTGGTGGAACCAAGCCAAAATCAGAAGAGGGCTGCCCACAATGGGCAGCCCTCGCGGGTTGTTTATTGAAGTGAGACACCATAAGAACAGCGAACTCCATCTGCATCACAGACACATACCATCTGCTCTGCTTTCCCGTAGATTCGTTTCTGTACGCAGTAATCATCCATCCCGAGAAAGCTTCCCGCCATGATGGTCTTGACGCCTTGCACTTCATCAATCTTGTTATGGTGCAAGTGACCGGACAACACGGCGTACAGCGGCGTTCTTGCCATTGTCTGCAATGCCTGCACTTTGCTGGCGGAACCATCAAAATCTCCGTGGACGCCACAGTATGTCTTGCCACGGATATTGATAAGATACATGGTGCTGTCGATTTTAACGGAACTTCCTTCCTCTGCACCAATCGTTACATTCTCAAAGTTCTGCAATCGTGCGCCGAGGTACCACTCGACCAAGTCGTCTAAACGCTCGCTGAGCAAAGCGTCATCCTTGTTTGGCGTAATGCGGCTATGATTACCCGCCACACTGACAAACACCACAGATTTGAAATGCTTGCTCAGTTCGGCAATAAACTCTGCAATCAATTCTGAAACGCCCTTGATTTGCTCAATCACATTCTCTTTGTTGGTGATGGCAATAGACTGATGAATGTTCCCGCTGATAGCGTCGCCATTTGACCAGACGATACAGTTCTCACTGCCATGAGTCTCACCAATAGCGATGACCTTATCCAGATACCGGCACATCATCTCTCGGCACACATTTGAGTTGTATGTATTCCAATGGTTGTCCACATCCGCGCCATAGTGAATATCATTGAGGCTGACCAACAGGTCGTTGTCAGACGGCTCGATGTGGCACGGCTCATAGGCAAGGCGAGGTAAATTTCCGTTCCTGACTGCCTCCACAAGAATCTCGTTAAGTTCCTCCTGTCGGGAACGCTCACGAATTAGTTTGTTGAATGCATTTCTCTGGTCAAAGAACTTCTGCCGTTCCTTGAGCAGCTCAATGCGTCTTGCCTCCAAGGCAGATAGCTGCTCTTCATCGCATACGGTAGCCTCGCCATCACGCTCGATAGCTTCGATGATGGTACGCATCCCATACATTCTCTTCCGGACTTCACTGGAGTTGAAGCAGTTGCCCTCACCAAATAGACGCTCACTCAAGTCCTCGTACTCATCGTCTATGGTGTGGTCAACCAACTTTCCCATAACGATGTCGCGCATTTCTTTATAGCTTGCTGTATTGGTGCCTATGGCTTACACTCCCTTTCGCTTGTCACGAGGACGCTCCTGTCCGCGCAGACTGCGCAGCAGCCGCATGGGTGCGCCCTCCTCAACCATATAATAATGATGCCGTTTTGAGTCGCTCTTCATCGTGCGCACAATGTGAACACGGGGGAACTTCTCACGAATGGCCTCTTTTTCAGATAAAGTAATTGCAATCACTGAACTATCATCCTTTGCTTCAAATTTTTATTTTATAGATTTGCTTCTATCATTCATTACAACACCCCATCAAACACGCCCTTTTACCTTGTGGCACAACGGTTTGACGGGGGTACTTTTTGTAAACAGATTCAATTTTTCAAAGCCTGTCTTCGGCGCATTACTGAATTTACAATCTGTCTTGTGTGAAGCTCCACAGCGCAGTTGGGACAATACTTTTGCGGACGGCCCTTGGCGGGTTCTTGCACCTTTACCGTCAGACCACAGTTCTCGCACTCAAAGTATTGTCCGCCATAATGCTTCATGTACTGATAGCCCAGGTTGCGGAAGTCCTGAATATGTATCGCTGTTTTACCGTTTTCCATAAAACACACCTGCACATTCAGATTGTCAATCTTTTTGGAAAACCGAATAAAACCAGCACTGCGCAGCTCTGCGAACATCAAACTCTGCCGCTTGATAGAGGTATTGATATTCGCCATCTGCATAACCTCCTTGTCAGAACTGTTGACCCAATGGTTATTCTTGTCGGATGCAGCATCCCAGTACTTTGCAACGCACAACAGAGTAAACGCCAATCGCCGGAGCTGCTTACCCTCAAGCGTCTCAATCTTTCGCAGCTCGTTCTCAGTGATGTCAACTCCGTCCAGCCGAATCAATGGAAACTTGGCCGCATTCTTTGTCAGCTTGTCCAGAATGTCCGACCACTGGACAAGTGAGACGGACGGGTCGCACTGCAGCATAAAGGAGTCGAGCAACCGTCGAATCTCCTTTTTGCTGTACTGGTTCTCATAGTAATATCTCGAAATGCGGCTAAGGGTCTCCACGGGCTTCGGGCCGAGGTCATGGTTGTTCAGCATTCTCTCCGCCCAGTCATATTCGTTAAGAACAATGCTCATTGAATTCCTCCAGTCTCTTTTGTCTCAGGGTAAAGCGGTTCCCGCAAAACACGATTTCTCCGGCGGGGTCAATGGTCGGATAGGAAATCAATCCGTCATGTTTGTTCAGCAGATTGCGGATGATTTCATTTCCGCACATCTCCCATGCAAAACGCTTGGTCGAGCTCTTCCGGTAGCAAATGTCCAATACGATGTCGCACAAGGCGAACCGATTGGAGCATACCTTGCTGCACTCCTGCTCGAACTCCGTGCGCATCTCCATCATTTTGGAGAAGGTGTCGTACTCGTCTACTCGTTCGTAGTTCGCAAACACAGCATAGCTGCGCAGCCGGTGGTTATAATTCTCATACAGCTTCAGAATTGCGTTATACTGTGAGCGGGTATAAGCGGCGCCACTTTTCATGACGGTGTAGTCAAACTCTGTCTCTGCACTGTGCCGTCCGAGATACCCGTCAAACTCCTGCTCAAAACGACGGCATATTCTGTTCATCACGCAATTGTGATTGCCAACCGGCATCCGGGACTCGTAATAGCGGAGGAAGTCCTTCTGCCGGTCACTCAGTTCCGCAGGCGGCAGCTCCAGCAATTCGTCCACCGTCATTTGGAATTCCCGCATGGCGTTCTTGTTGGTGTTCTTTATGTATGTATTGTACTGCTTCATCAGTGTAGGGTAGATAATGCGCATGAAGTACGGCTTCTTGTCCGCTACGATTTTCTGATAAAAGCGTCGCTTGGCTGGGTCTTCAATGGTGTTGACGCTGTGGCGGTCATGCCACTCTCTCGGCATGGGCTTGGCAATAATTCCTTTGGCCTTGTCAATGGCGTTCTGCTGGAATAGCTGTCCGCACTTGATGCGATAATCAAGCGCCTCGTATTCCTTGCTGCCCTTTTTGAACTGCGCCCGCACATCAAACATGGAGGTAATCCAGTTCGTTGTCTTCCCGATATCGTCACCAAAGCTGTCGATGTTTGCCTGAATGAAGTCCGCTTCGGTGACGATTTTCTTTTTGGCATTACGCTGCACGCACATCAGCGCAGGAAGTTCCTTCAGGTTGCGGACGAGAACATCGTTATCGGTCAACATCACAAGGTCGCCATCTTTGTCCATACCATTCAGAGCATGGGCAGCAGTGTCCCACGAATTGAAGATAGTGCAGGTCGTCATATACTGATACCAGTAGGCTGCCGCTTCGCTATGATTCGGATATACCAGCCGAATGTTATTGTGGCAGGTCATTGGTGCTCGATAGCAAGCCAACTTCTGTGTGCCCTGTCGGCACCAGTACTGGTTATAGATTTCACCGGCTTTCAGCAGCCCCGTCACCGGCATGGCAAAGATGTGCTGACAGAGGGAGTAGGGGTCGCCGGACACAATGGAATAATTTCCGTGTACCTTCAGCACACCCACCTTAGCCTCGTTAATGCGGTTCTTTATCATCTGGTAAACGCTGCTCTGAACATAGGGGTCGTTAAGAATGTAGGGCTCAATCATCAACGCCTTTATAAAGTCGTTTTCCATGCAGCCGACATTCTCTTCGTTCAGCCCTGCGCCTTTGAGAAACAGAACGGTTTTTGCCCAATCGGCATACAGCACATCCTTTATCTCATCCATTGTTGGCTTGATGAGCTGCTCCATATCTGCGTCATCCAGTTCATAGCTCTGGATGAACTGATAGTTCAGTGTTCTCTCGCTTTCCAGCTCTCTGGGACAGGTCTTCGCCACGCCGAAGGTATAACCGTTGCGGAGACAATTCTGCACATAGTCATCGCAGCTGTCATAGGCGTCCCACAGCTTCAGCATGGATGTTGTCAGTATCAGTTCCACATTCCGCACATCCACATCATTACCCCATGCGTCCTTGACAATGTAAGTCCCTGCGATATTCTCGGCGAAGTCCAAAAAGTCAAAGGTAAATACCATACCCTTTTCCCATGAGAATCTGGTGTTCACTCCGCTGACAAGATAGTCAAGTTCAAGCTCCTCCGACCAACGCCTTGCCAGAGATGGAAGCATCAGGCCATATCCGTCTGACTCCTTAAGCTGCACCGTCGTTTGCTTACGCTCCTCCATCACAGGTTCGCCGTCGCCCTCATCGTTCAGGTAAATGATATCGGACAGGAACTCCGTCTCACAGTCGCTCACCACCAGAATACCGTGCGGCATAGACACGGGGATGGATGCGCTGCAAGTCAATGCGTTATAAGCTTCCAGTTTGGCAGGCACCATTGCCTTTTCCATATTGCGGCCATTGTTAATGCGTCTGCGGATTTCATCTGCGTGTCGTTCACTGACAAAGACAATCGTCTCATTCTTGACGCCGCCGTTTGTCCCCAAGAGCCGTTGATACTTGATGCCGTTAATGCTGAAACCACGGCAGGCACGGTGGTAGTCTTTTTCCTTGTCGATGATTACGCACAGATAATCCGGCTTGAACTGGATAGTATCCAGCTGAGCATAAAGCTGCTTGATACGGCGGCGGTTCTGCACACTGTTCTGCTCTTTGCGCAGACGCCGAATTTCCATCTTGATTTCCTTCGCTCTGGCCTCAGCATCGGTAATCCCGTTCAGCTCATCCAGCCAGCGCAATACCTGGCTGTCTGCAAGCGAAATGACCTCATCGTTTCGTCGCGCTTCCGCTATAGGCAGCGTCAGCTTCCACTTGGCCTTTCGCAGTCTGCTGCTATGCAGTTTGAAGATATACTTCTGACATACTAACTGTTTTGCCAGACTTGCTCACCTCACAGTTGTATTATATTTAATTGCTATGATAGGAGAAAAATAAAAGCCCTACTCGTAGTCTTCGGCTGTATATTGAAACCATTCTCGGTAGAAGCGCATCCGCTCGCGCTCTATGTATCGTTCCAGCTCCGCTTCGTTTTCAAGCGGGTTCTCAAGAATCTCCTCCTGCTTGAGCCACAGTTCATCGGAATCTTCATATGTATAAGGGTAACTATTCTGCAATCGTCTTTCCTCCGTTCGTCGTGTCTATCCAATTTATGAGCAACTCTCTCATGCGCTTGCTCGGTATGTATAGGTTAATGGGGCGGTCATCACGAATGGCGCTTCTCCATATCCACTGCAGCATCTCTGACAGTGCGAAGGCATCCGCATCAATAGTAATATTCTGGGCATGGAAGAATTTCATGATGTTGGGGTCTGCAAATCGGTTGACCATGTATGCCACATCGGTACGGTCTTTGTACTCATTGGTCGCTCTGGCACTGGTCTGTAAAAAGTTCTTTCGGAACCTTCCTGTTTTGCTGTCCACCAGTTTGTTTACATCGCTCTTGTAGCAAGTCCACAGTCGTGTATCCTGACCACCGCCTTGGACACTTTGAAAGAACTTCTTCATGCCGTTTCGCAGCGTGCGAATCTCAGCGTTATTATACCCCCGTTTGTCGTACCATGACTTGGACAGGGTATAAGTCTTATCTCCAACAGCATTGAGTTTTGGGCTGTCCACAATATGTATCAGGTCGTGGTAATCCAAGGGCGGCGGTTCATCCGGCCTGTCAGAGAATCGATAGCCATTGGCGTCGCTCTCCACACCAACTACTCTGTAGTCAAACCCGAAATAATCCAGGTATGCTTTCTGGTACTGCCCATTGAAAAGATAGGTCAGCATGAACACTTCGTCAAATGAGCGAAGCAGTTCTGGGTTGAGAATGTTCAGCAGCGCATTGTCCAGCCGGAATAGTGAGCGGGTGTTTGCCATCTCCTTGTAATCGCTGAACCGCCCGGTGTACTCCTCATCTTTCCACTGGATGCATCCGTCTTCTAAAACTTCAGCGAGCTGTGTGACAATCAGGTCGAAATCCTTATCGGTGATATTCAACCTCTCTATCACTTGGATGCTTTCATCTACAATGAGGGAGTAATGCTTTTCACGAATCAGCTTCAATGCCTCATCATCCATCAGGTAGAACAGCGAGTGCGTTGCGGATACATTGTGTCCAAGACGAAGGTGTAGCTTCAACTCGGAGGACTTGCTCATGTGGTCGCTGTCCGGCTGGTCAAAGTCGCAGCGTTCGCAGATACGCCCGACCTCATCCAGATACGGAGTGATGTACAGGAAACGCTTGCTGTCCTTGTGCCGGTTCATGTAACGAATGGCAGCTGACGATTTACCTCTGCCCATGCGGGCATCAACAATTGTTATCTGGTTCATTGGGTGGTGTCATCACATCCTTTCTGCGTATTTTTGATTAACCAAACCATCCAAAAAATTTTAGGACACAAAAAAGCCGCTCGACTGGTTATACTGTCGCTATCAATGCAGCGCCTGTAACCTGCTTTGAGTAGCTTTTTTAATAGCTCTTTTTTCAAACTCCTCCTTCTTTATAACCTTTGAATCGAAAGTCCTTGCAGCACAAGGGAATTCCGAAACGGCCAGGACACTCGGTGTGTCCTAACTTGTTTATCCGATATGCGATTATCAAGGTGCAGCAGATGGTCATCAGGCCATCAAAATCTCAGTCTCTCCAATGTCACTATCGACCAGATAGTTGTGGTTGACGCTGCCGAGGTTGAGGTTCCGATAGGCTTCATCAATCTCTTCGCTGGTGATGCCGATGTAGTCCAGAGTCTGAGCAGCGGTGGAGTGGCCGAATATCTTCTGGAGGAGCAAGAGTTTGCGGGGGTCGTTACCACTCATCACCATCTGATGATAGGCGAAGGTCTTACGCAGTGTGTGGGTCGCCATACGATTACCAAGACCAAGGTCTTTGGCGATACCCTTAAGCATAAGGTCAACGGCCTGTTTGCTGATAGGCTTGTTTTCGTTCACTCCATTATTGGACTGGCTGCGGAACATATAGTCGCTGAGGTGAACGCCGGGCGTGTTTTCAAGATACAGGGTCACAGCTTCCACAACCGCTGTGTTAATGGTAATGTAACGGTTGCGCTGACGCTTGCGAGTGTTCCGTGTCTTCTTCTCCAGAACCGGAAAGCGGTCACGGAAGGTGCAATCATCATTGATAATGTGGGTGAAGCGCAGAGAGCGAAGGTCGCTGATACGAAGTCCAAAATTGATACCAACAATGAATAGCATATTATCTCTGAACCGCTTTTGTCCAATCAGGAACTGAGAGATGCGGATGATGTCATCCATGCTCTTGATGGGTTCAGCGGAGTGCTCGACAGCAAGGTCGGTATGTACCTCTTCAGCGGCGGGGGCGATGAGGCCAGCCTTGAGCTTACGGCAGCTCTGCTGGACAGTGGCAATGTCGATAACAGATGAGGACTTGGCCTCCTGTGTGAAGTCGATGTGGATTATCTTAGCCATCGTAGCTCTCCTTTCTCAATCAAGATGTAGTCTATTTAATTATCTTGATTATACCGATATTATACCACATTCCTTTATGGAATGTAAGTATAATTAGTAGACAACATAGTGAAAACAATGAAAAACAGAAGTATAAATAATAGGCGGCTCAGTTAAGCCCTTTTCTCTTTTGGACAAGTTGAATCCTCCTCACAAGCATCCACGCAAAGGGCTTAACCAATCATGTTCCTCTGGACATTCTTTGCCGAGAAATCAAGTAAAATCAAGGCGTGCAGGGCTTGCAATAAAAAGTGATGGTTTGGGTCAGATGAACCGACTACATCTGTTTGCGCTGTCGGCGGGGGCTGAAAAGACCATAACCACCCCCCTACTTGCCATAGCACCGAAAAGGCAAGTAGACACCACAGCGGCAACGGCGGCACGACAGGCGGCAAGCAAGGCGGGGACAGTTGCAACAGGGTACACCCCTTGCGGCTATGGGTGTATGTCAAAAAATTGTGTTGACATTGTATGCAAGTGGTGCTATACTTGTTCATGCCGAACAAGGCAAGCGGGACACCACAACACCACAACACCACCGCAAGCCAAACACCAACGGCAGAAAGGAAACACAAGATGAACACGAACACGAAAGCAACCGCACAGGCGAAAGCCAACACCACCACCGCAACCACCTTTGAAACCGTCAAGCGCAACTATGAAACCGCCCTTGCACAGGGCAAGGACACCGCACAGGAATTGACCACCCTTGCAACCGCCGTTGCATACAGTGTCATAAACAAGTGCATTGACCCACAGCGCAAGACTGCCGCACAGCGGGACACCGCAAGCAACACCGGATTTAATCCCGCTATGGTAGAACTGAAAAGAGGCATAGCCGCCGACCTTGCCACGCTGGACAACACCCGCCGCAACGCCAACGCCGCCACCGCCACCACCTACAACGCCGACGGCGATTTAGTGACCGTTACGGCGGACAAGGACGCCGCCGCCGCCCTTGTTGACCTTATGGCAACCACCCTTTCGGACGGAATAGACCTTGTCCAGACCGCCGCCCTTGCCATTTTGGAACAAGCCGCCGAACACGCTAACGGCGAAAGCTGGCTTGATAGCAAGTACACCGTTCGCCGCCTGTCCCGCCGTGTCTATATCCGTTCGGACGAAAGTGCCGCATATAGGGACGATGAAACAACCCCCATTCAAGAGGTTTATAGAGCCGTTCGGCAAGCCGTCCAAAATTCCCGCGCCGTCCAGACTGACCCCCGCAACGGGTACAGCTACATAGAGGATATGACAGCGGACGGACTGGACACTATCTATTATCGCATGGGCAAGTATACCGATTTAGGCGGGTACGATTGCAACGGCAACTACACCACCGACAGACAAGCCGCCGCCGACTATGAAACGCTTGTCGCAAGTCTGAACTTGACCGACAGACAAGCGCAGATACTCCGCTTGCGTATGCAAGGCAAGGGGTACAAAGCTATCGCAACCTATTTAGGCGTAACGCAAAGGGCGATTGCAAAGACCGTTGGACAGATACAGACGAAAGCGACAGCGGCGGGACTGACCCCGCACGGACTGACCACCGCACAGGACTAAACCGAACACCACACCGCACGCAAGGCGGGGGCACAACGCCCCCGCCCTTTTCTTTTGGACAGACCACCCGCAACCGCAAGGAACACCCGCCGCCCCGCCGCACACAGGGTACACCCCTTGCGGTTAAGGGTGCAGGGCAAGACCCCGCCGCCCCGCCGCACACAGGGTACACCCCTTGCGGTTAAGGGTGCAGGGCAAGACCCCGCCGCCCCGCCGCACACAGGGTACACCCCTTGCGGTTAAGGGTGCAGGGCAAGACCCCGCCGCCGAAAGGCGGTCACGCTAAGACAGCCCTATGGCTAATCCTGAGTATTCAGGCAACCTTGCCACTGTCCGAGTGGGTGGAAACCCACTAAAACCTCTAATCGGTTTAGCACCGGTTTTGAGGGGAACACCGGTGCAATCTGAGTTTGAGGCGGATTGCGATATTGATTATACAAGTTCCCCTGCCTAATGCAGCCTTTGGCGGTCACAAGCCCGCATGAGAAATGCAGAGTGGGTATTGTCAGAGGAATATAAGCGGAGATGTCCGCCACTTCCATGACAGGCAATACAAGTTGCGGTACTGTTCCCAGACAACTATAAAAATCAGGGCACTTGTAATCCGCAAGGATAAATAATGGATGGTAGTCCGACTGAGGGACTATAAAGCGCAGTTTACCCGATAAATTCGGGCGTCGCCGGTGCATGAGAGTTAGGCTCATGGTACGAGATAGTGAAAATCCCCGGAGGTTTGCGCCTATGAACCTAAGTGCGGCTTGCATAACTGATGGCTATACAAGAACGACTTTTGAAAGTAAGTAGTATCGTCCGAGTTTTCTACCCAAGGGTATTGTGCTCCGAGGAGCCGAAAGCAAGGGCATATAGATATGAAAGCCGAATTTGGTCAAGTATTGCGAATTGAACAGAACAGTCCCCGATAGAAATGAGTATCGGAAATGGTGCGTGTTCCGTTCGATACTGCAACGGCTGTGGGGAAAAATATACCCCATGCGCCGAAATGCAGAGCCGGAACCATTTCAAATATCGGGTTTATCATTGATAGAGCCGCCGAGGGTTTTCTTCGGCGGCTTCATTGAGTGATAAACCTGTTATCACCCAAGAAAAAACTGTGAAAGGGGCATTTCAAAATGACCAGAGAAGAAAACATCGCCAAATTGGCACAGTTGCGCTCTGACGCCGAAGCCCTTGTCAAGGATTACAATGATGCAATCCAGAACGGCAAGTATGAGGACGCAACCAAAGCGGAAAAGGCTATGACCGAAAAGGTCAACGAGTACACCGCTACTGTCCGGGATATGTGCTTTGAGGACTGCAAAAACACTGATAATCCCATGCTCACCGCAGTCACGACCTTGTCCTATGTTACCATCGGGGTCAAGGACGAGCAGAAGGGCGATGACAAGGTTCCCGTCCGCGCTATCGTGGATAAAGAGCGTCAGATTGACCTGCTCAAGCTCCACAAGTATTGCGGCAAAATCGGTGCCAACGAGAATTGGGCGCATATCGCCCAGAAGATGAACTTTCTGCTGACCGCGCAGAAAGCCGTAGATTTGGGTATCAACCCCAAAGCGGTCAATGATAGTTATGCCATGAGCGAGATTGCCCGCGAGTTTGACATGGGCAAGAACCCCGTGAGCAAGACCAATCTGCTCAAGACTTTGCAGACGGTTATCACCGCCATGCTGGGCGAGCAGTATAAGGCGACATCTCACGATGTCAACTTCCTTATGTCCGTGTATTCCAAGAAGAACCGCAAGGCTCTGACCGTCACCTGTTCCAATCACCGGTATTTCCGCAATTATCTGGCTGAGGTTTGCCATCGCATCGTCACCGGCAAGTCCTACGAGTTGGATTATCGTACCAAGAAAGACAACTAACTGCGGGTTTTGAAGAACCGCCGCCGAACCCATGCCAATGCTGGCAGTTTTGTAGAATGGGTAATCGTCCGGCGGTTTTTCTTATGCCTAAAGCCGCCAATCCACAAAAGGAGTTTTTCATATGTCCTATGATGTTTTCAAAGAACGGGTAAAAGGGCTTGTGAACCGTTCCGGTTCTGCTGTGAGGTTTTCTCACGAGGATGGGCGGCATATCGCCCGCTGCTCCGATGGCGTGACCATCATCGGAAATGTGTCTTGCCCACGAGTTTTGGTCAAATGGGGAAGCGGTCATTCCGCTTACGCTGATATATAAGTTTTTCGCATTGGTACGCCGTATGTAAAAGGGAAATTGGCGGCGTTAAATGAGGTGGGGAGCCAGTGCGGTTGCCGTAATGCGGCTTATCGAGTTTTCGATAAACGGTCACAAGCCCGTGTAAACGCAGAGTGTGGTAATTACATAGTGGGAGGGTTCCGATATGGCAGGGTATGCAAGAAAATCGCTCACAAGAAACCAACGCCGCCGGAAAGTCGTCGTGCAGAAGCTGATGGGTATTGCACTCATCGCAATTTGCGCCCTGATGTTTTGGCTTGCGTCCACCGGAGTTACGCCGGAGGAAAAAGACTGCACGGCGGTTCTTCTCATCGCCCCTATCGGGTTATATATGCTTTTCTCAAAGCAAATTGTAATCCTCTGATTTCTCAGTTTGCCGCCTTTCACCATAGAACTGTCGAACTCAGCGCAATAAATTGCAGTGTTTTCTGATATGAAAAACGACAGGAGTTTCAGAACGGTCATGGTGAATGGTTCGCAGACACATAGGAGGCAATATGGTTTGGCACTTTGGTATCCACGGAATCTTTGAAATCCGGCGATATGGCTTTGGCGGAGTGTATCTGATTATCGGGGAAACATGGTTCACCTTGAAGCGAGGTTCGATGCCGTAAGGCTGGCACGGTACGATTCCGTGGAGTGGTTTTCCGCTTAACGCTTAGTCCTTGTATTAGTGAAGGTAAGTGAGGGGGCACCCAAAATTCTGAAAGCTTTACAAGGCGTTGGGGACTACGAAAGTGTCCAAGTGTTATGGAAATGCTGCCATGACCACGGGATAAGATTAAAAAGTGCATCCTTGGAAGTCGGAGTATCGCGGCTGTATCCGTTTGGTGAAACTTCCTCCCGTTATCAACAATGGAAAGGGGCTTACAATGAAAAAGTTCTGGTCTTTCCTTTTGATTTTACTCATGGTTTCCTGCTGTGGTTGTTCCAAACCTCCGCAAACACTGACGGTAAGCGTCTACGGCGGTGAAACGGAAATCAACCATTACGAGGAAATTGAGAATGGCTTCCTGTCTGCGCTGGAGGCGAATGGTTTGCGCGGCTATCGGCTTGTCGATTCATCTGAGTTGACCACAGAACTGCTGGAAAACCGCAACGGTATCACAGTCATTGAGCGTTGTATTGGCATGGCGATAAATGCTGAAGCCGGTGATGGCGTGATTTTGAACTCCTCGGCAAATAGCGGATGGTATATTGCCTGCCCGACAGATGGCTGCTATATCCCGTACAAGATTGGGGATTACCAGATGCGGGATGGAACAGTTTTTCTGTCCTATATGGTATATAACCCTGACAACAATTACATAGACGACATTATGGAACGATATGATTTCATTCTTGATAGAGGATTGGAGGTCGGCGGTATGTATGAGTTCCGTCATATCAATGGGCATATCGAGGTTTTTCTCGATGGCGAGTTTCAGTTTTCTGCCGATACCATGCAGGAAGCATATAGCGAACTGAAAGCGGGTTGACTGGCTTACGGTTCATCCAATAAAGGAAAGGGGCTGATTTATTGAACAAGGAAGAGATGATTTCTGCTCTCGCACAGCGCACAGGGATGACAAAGGTAAACGCCCGTGTTGCTTTGGATGCTGTTTTTCAAATCATCACAGACACTTTGTCTGCCGGTGAGAAAATCAAGCTGACGGAGCTGGGCATTTTTGAGGCAAGAGAACGAGCGCCGAGGGTCGGCAGAAATCCCAAAGCCAATGTGCCTGTCCCGATTCCTGCCAAACGGGTTCCATTCTTCAAGCCCGGTGAGGGTTTGAAAGCAGCCGTTGAGCGCGGCAAGTAATTTATCAAAAATCAAAGATTAGGAGAACAAGTTTATGACTACTGAAAAGATGACTGTCCATAAGGCGCTGTGTGAGCTCAAGACGCTGGATTCCCGTATCCAGAAGTGTATGCAGCAGAACCCTTTCGTTTTTGCCAACAAGCACGCCAACAGCAAGGTTGCCGGTGTGAGTGTCGGCGATTATTGTAAGGAAGTTCAGGCTTCTTACCAATCCGCAAACGACCTCATTGCCCGCCGTGATGCTATTAAGCGTGCGGTCACGCTGTCCAACGCCACCGTCAAGGTGACCATCGGCGGCAAAGAGTACACGGTTGCCGAGGCAATCGAGCTGAAGAACCACGGCGTTCCCCTGAAGCAGATGCTGCTCAAGAAGTTGGACAGTGACAATCGCCGTGCCCGCATGGAGGCCGATAAGAACAATGGTGATGTTCTGGAGCTGCGTGCCGATGAGTATGTCAAGTCTCTCTACGGCAATGTCGATATGAAGGGTGCCAGTGACGAAATCAAGAAAGTCCGTGCCGACTTCATCGCCGCACAGACGATGGAAATCGTTGACCCCATTCACATCGCCGATGAGATGGCTCGTCTGGAAAAGGAAATCAACGACTTCATGGTCGAGATTGACTCCGCTCTGTCGGTTTCCAATGCGCTGACCGAGTTGGAAATCTCCTACTGATATGAGCGAGGTGTGCAAGCCGCAAAGCGGCACCATCTATACCCGCGATGAAGCGATGCTCATTGTCGAGATGTTTGAGGATGTCCTTGACACCTACAACATCAAGGTTCCCTCTCCCGAAGATGACGAACGGGAGCCGGACAATGAAGCAAAGCTCTACGGAAGTGTCTACTCCGATTTGCTGGATAATGTTGAGGAGTCCCTCATCGAACTGCTCAACAGGCGTAAGAAACACACAGCAATCGTGACAGACGAGTTTTCCGGAACCGTTTAAGCAATCAACTTCGTTGCCGTCCGAAAACCCCGAATCATATGCCTTCTCTGTTTTGCCAAGTACAGATAAGTAAAGTGAAAAAGAATTGGCTCCAGCCTGCTATGCTGATATTTAATTTTGTTAAAAGGTTCTAACAAAATCAAATCTACATTTTTGGATGAACATAGCCGCCGTGCTTCTGACTGGTTAGACATAGAGAGCTAACCGGGAGCGGCGGCATTTGAACTGTAAAGTTCAAAACTCAAAATTAAATATTCAACGCTCAACTCTTAAAGCTTTTATTGAAGAAAGCTCAAATACCAAAGCATAAACACCAACCTTTTGCAAAATCCAAGGGCAATGGTTTGTCGGGTGTATATGTGACCGTGGGGAGTACCACTTGGCTGGGCGGTAACGAGTTGTTTATATATATGACCTCCGAGTAAGTATGGCAAAGCGGAAAGACGCTTGGCGGTTCGGACAGACGAGCAATCCGGGAAAGTGGCGAAACGGTTAGACGCGGGGTGAGTTAAGCCCTGGGAAGTTGCGCAACCCTTGTTGGTTCAAATCCAACCTTTCCCACCAATAGGGAACGATGTTCATGCTTTGTTTCTGGAGCAAAGAATGTCCTGTATTTCCAGAGTGCAGGAAGCAGCAAATTGGGGAACATCATGCGGCTGAGTAGCAAAGGGTTTTAAGCCGCTTCCGAGATGGGGATATAGCTCAGTTGGGAGAGCATCTGCTTTGCACGCAGAGGGTCGCCGGTTCAAGTCCGACTATCTCCACCAATAGGCAAGCCACTTGCCGAGTTACCCTTGAGGACTGGAGCAACAAGGTTAAACAAAGTCTCCAGGATGTTTTCCGGTATCAGAACACAACCGGCACAGAGCAGAAGTGTTTAGGGTCTGTGACCCCATGTGGCATTAGGGGTAGACGGTAAGGACAATGCGTGGAAATCTGCGGCAGCGCGAAAAACCCTAAAAAACAGCTACCTTATTGCAAAGGAGGACAACCGATGAAACCAATTAAGGTAAATGGCGTGGTCGTCTGTTGCAGTAATTGCATAAACCACCAAGTATCGCCACTGGATGAGCCGTGCAAGGACTGCTGGAAGGCAATATTTCACTCTGGCAATATCGACGAAGTTCGATTAGATGATATTGTTTTCTATCCTGCGGACAAAGAGCGTTTCCTTACACTTGAAAAAATGGTCAAGAAATATAAAGACCAGTTTGCGGCAATGAAAGCGGACGCAAAAGCGCATGGTATATCTATCGAGGAACTCTGCAAGCAGTTTGCAAATCGCCGCACAATAGAGGTGTGGATAGATGGCATTCAATAAAACATGACTTTGGTAAGGAGGCAAAAGCGTGGAGCGTAATGATTTTATATCTGGTGATGCGTACTACCGATACAAATTTGAGCGTGAAAGCAAGAACGAAGAAATCCAGCGCCTCCGTACAAAGATGGAGCGAATGAGAACCGACAACTATGTTCGAGTAGCTTATGACAGCGTCGTAATAACGGTTCTTGTCGCATTTATAGCCTTTCTCTTGGTGGGTAGAGGCTAAGAACAATTCATGAGGAGGGAAGCCGATGAGCAGCAAGATGAACTACATACCATACATATCTTCCTACGAGGATATTCGAGCCGAAATGAGCAACGACTTGCAGTATAGGCTGGCGAACAGGACTGTCAGAACTTCTCTCGGACGCCCTCTCTATTATCGCATCAATGTCCAGATGATTACGACACAGGAGTGTCCGTTCCACTGCCCCTTCTGCTTGGAACGACAGAATCCCATGTCGGGAGACAATGATTTTGATGCACAAATCGAGGCGTTGAGGCGGGTTTTGCTGGAGCATCCCAACGCACGGTTGTCTATCACGGGCGGCGAACCCGGCCTTTATCCCAAGCACATCGCCAATATCGTTGAGACTTATCGTAAGAACGGTAATGGTGTGTTTTGTTCCATCAACACTACGGGTTTCAGCACGGAACTGAATGGGCTGGCGCACATCAACCTTTCCCGCAACGACTATGTCTGGACAGACCCGGCTGGTTTTCCGGGGTGTACTGTCCAAACGATAGTTGAGACTCCTACGCTTACTTTTATCAAGGACTACATGAAGATGGATGCCAGCAGCTTTTCTTTTCGGTTCCTGAGCGGCCTTGAAAAGAAAGATTACCCTGTAGATATTTGGAATGATTTGCAGCAGGACGCAGATGTCGATGTGCATACATTCAGAATCGGCGATTTCTTTGTGTATGCAACCTTTGACTATGCAGGAAAACACGCTCGTGTAACACTCGGTGATATGTGGCAGCAGCGTCACAATGATTACGGTGACGGCTATTCCAATATCATCATCCATCCGGATGGCCGTGTGTCCACCAACTGGAGATAAATGGAGGGTTAAAATGCGTCGGATAAGAGTACATATCGACATTCCCAACAAGACAGTTGTCGTTAAACGGGGTTTCTTCGGTTCTGCCGTCCAGTATTCTGGTGGATGGTGGGATGATTACTCCATTGCCGAAATCATCAAGCATTTTGAGGAGGAAGAAGATGGACGAAGATAAGATTGCTGATACCCTCAATGTCGGCGATAAGGTCGAATGCGTTCGGGACTCGCCGGACAATAATGATAGCATCGCTATTGGAATGCAGGGAGTTATCTGTGTTATCGTTGAGTCCTCCCCGCACATCGGAGTCAGATGGAACGAAGAGGTTGTTGGAGGCCATGACTGTCAAGGGGCGTGCTCTCATGGATACGGGTGGTTCGTTACGGCAAGCGATATTAAGCGTATTGACGACAATGACGAGTTTGAAGTTGATGCAACAGAACTGGACAAGCTCTTTGAAACTTTCGCAAAGGAGGCCACCTCATGACGGTTTTGGATTTTATAAGAGCGCACTTTTCGCTGGACTCTCAGGTCGATAACCTGCTGGTTCGGCGCAACACAGACGGTTTCTGCGAGACGCTTTATAGCGGTGCTATCGATGACGAGCGTTACATGAAGCCCGAAGTAAAGTGTGCCACAATCAGAAAGTGGTGCCTTCCTCGGCGTGGGAGTTCCGTTATCCTTATTGTCGAATAAAGGTTCTGGCCTTATGCGGGTATGCTGGAATCGGCAGACAGGCAAGCTTGAGGTGCTTGTGCCCATCAGGGCGTGTGAGTTCAAATCTCACTACCCGCACCACGGAGCCCTTCTAACAAATATGACTGGGGCAAGATTACCGGCTAACGGCTTTCCAATAGAGAGTACGCCTGTAATGACAAAATAGTTAGTCAGATGGTGGTTGGCTGACCTAAAGGCCACTTTCAGACGCAGGATTGGTGGAATTGGCAGACACGGCGGATTCAAGTCCCGCTGCCTTCGGCGTAAGAGTTCAAGTCTCTTATCCTGCACCATTAGCTTTGCCACGGTGTTGTGTCCTTTCAGTAGCTCTCTCCTTTTCGTCCGTCGTTCATCGTTTTCCTTTCAAACGGCAAAGCTGCTGTGGAATCCAAGCGTGTCCACCATTCAGGGTGCTCCGTAACAGCCGGTTTATGCTTCCGTAGCTCAGTTGGTAGAGCACCGCCCTTTTAAGGCGGGTGTCATGGGTTCAAACCCCGTCGGGGGCACCAATTCTATTTCGTGAGGAGGTCATCTATCATGGGGGTTCATATTTATGTGGCCGCAAATACAGTGTGGGCTTTTTTTCAAAGTCATAAAGACCGTCTGTCAAAGGAGATGGTCGTCATCGCAGAGAACAAGGACACAGAGTATGCGGTATATCTTACCGAGGATAATGCGCTTCCTTTGTTTTCCGTGTGTAAGGGCGATGCAAAACCGGAGTATGAGGAGTGTGTTCTGACCGAGACAGGTTGTAATGAAGCGGCGAAACGCCTGTATGCACAATATCTTTTCCCTGTCATGATTGTTGATGGGAAGAAATGCCCGCTGGAACTGCCGGAGGAAGAGCCAGAAGATTTGACTCGGCAAGATATGGAGGATGCTCAGTATGAGCGCGAGGACGAGCTTTCTCTCGCTCTGTGTGATTTCCTGTCCGTTGTCTTGCAGGAGTCGATAGACAACAGTCCTGAAATCATGGATACATACGGAGAAATGTTTGTAAACGAGGTCTTAGACCACTTCTTAGAGTACCTCGCTCAGGAGCAGTGCCTGCCAATTTACCGCCCCATGATTATCACGGATGAAGAAACTGGCTGCGAGGTCTATACGGAGTTTCCGTATGAGGATGATGCTGGTTATCCAGTGGATGATGAAGAGTTTAGTGGAGGCTTTTGGGATGATATTAAGGGCGGCGGTCTGAGATGACCCGCCCTTCTTTTATGGGGAGTTGGCCGAGTGGCTTATGGCGGCGGTCTTGAAAACCGTTGACGGTGATGAGCCGTCCGTGGGTTCAAATCCTACACTCCCCGCCACATTTTTTGATTGGAGGTCTGTGAAATGCCAAACTGTTTGGATAATATGCCATGGCGTTCCTTAAAGGGGCTTGGAAAATATGCGGCTGATTTCTTGCAGCTCGGAGATTACCGCAATGTTGTGCTGAAGAACGGTGCGCAGGTTCAGTTTCGCATCATCGGCTTCAATCACGACAAGACGAGCGACGGTTCTTTGGCTCCTATCTCTTGGGAGATGGTGGATTGTCTGCCTAACACTTACCCCTGGAACAGGCGCGACACCAATGAAGGGTCGTGGGAAGCAACGCAGATTCGCCATCGGCTCAACGATGCGGACGGCGACATTCATCGTCTGATTCCCGACGAGATTTTGGATGTTGTCACACCAGTCATTAAGCAGACAGCTGATGTGTACACTGGCGAGAATCGTATTATCGAGACGCTGGACTCTTTCTGGATAAAGTCTGAGAAGGAATTGTATGGACGCAATATTTACTCCGCTCCCGGTGAGGGGCATTGGTACGAGTGGTATCGTCAGGAAGATGTCGCATGGTTTAAGCTCCGCAACGGTAATCCTGATTACACCATGTTGCGTTCTCCTTATTCTGGCATCAGCCATTATTTCTGTCGTGTCAACAGCAGCGGCAACGCCAGCTATTACATCGCCAGCCACAGTACTGGCGTCGCTTTCGGCTTCTGCACTTAAAGCTGCATGGCGTAGCCATCAGCTTTTGCCCGAACCAGTAAAATCAAATAGCTTTTTACAAGCGCCCGGCGCTCCGCGAAGGAGACCGGGCGCGTTTCATACCCACAACGGCTCCAACCTCCTCGTGGTGTGGGCGGATAACCGAAAGGTGAACAAATAGGAGTACATCAGTATTGAAGGAGTACATACATCATGGCAAAAATCACTATCGCAGGCGACGCAGCTGTCGTAACTTCCGCAATGAAGCTGGAGGACATCAAGACCATTGAGAAGTATCGTCCCAAGGAGCTGGTTCTCAAGGGTGGCGAGGACGGCAAGGAGCCTATCTTCGCTGTGGGTACCACCAATGGTGCCGGTAACATCAACGCTTTCGGCGCTTCTTTCGGCGCTGAGACCCGCGACGATGAGAAGCTGGCGTGCATCACCCTGTTCCTCGACGGTGTGACCGGCGATGTTAAGGACTGGGTCGCTGACCGTCTGGGCGCCGCCATCATCAGCCTCAACAAGCTTGAGGAGAAGCTGCCTGCCGTTCTCGATGAGATTGCGGCTGAGAAGGCAAATGTGCTGAGCAACATCACGGTCGCTCAGTAATCACTGGTCGCAAAGGGGCGGCTTATGCCGCCCCCTTCCGTTCACAACAAAACAAATTTTGAATTAAAGGAGAAACATTATGATTAAGGTTACTGTTGGCAACAATGTCAAGCGCGAGTCCGTTATCATCGACGAGTCCACCACCCTGCGTGCCTGTCTGGAGGCGAACGGTGTTGACTATACCCGTGGCGTCATGCACCTCGACGGGTCTTCCCTGAACCCCGGCGACCTCGACAAGACCTTCGCTCAGTTCGGTATCACCGAGAAGTGCTTCCTGCTGAATGTGGTCAAGGCCGATAACGCCTGATTCACAAGCAATAGACCAATTGAGCCGCCCATT